GCCAGATAGCCTCTGAAACTTTATAGTCTAATTCAAGGGCAGCTTTCCGCTCCTGCATAAAGTTATCAAAGTTTAGGTTGGCTCTCTCTTGGGAGAGTTCAAATGCTGTGTCAGTCATGGGAGTATTCTAGTATAGAGTTGGGGCTAGTGTAAAGATTTATTTTGATTTTTTAAAGACTACTTTGCCAGTCTCCATAGTAGCAGCCCAGTCGATAGGGTTGGCCTTGCGCTCCTCTTCGCGCTTCATTGTGTCCTTGGCAAGTGACTCGCGAGCATCTAAAACTCTTTCGTGGTAAGTACGGCCTGTGTTGTTTGCTTTCATGTGAGTAGTTTACTTTGTTTTCCTGAGTAGTGCAAGCTTTCTTTGCTATTATTTTGATTTATTTACTTATCCAACCGAACTTAAAAAAGTCAAAGTGGCCATTGTCATCGCCGTACTTCAGATATTCCTTGGCGATCTCTGAACCATACTTGTCTTCGATGTCTTTATAAACACTGCCAGCAAAAACCTCGTCCATGATCTGGAAGAATAAACTCTTGTTCATGCCTCCACCATCTTCGTTGGCGTAGTTAAAAGATTGCGTCTCTTCTTGTTTCTTCATGGGCATAGTATACAATAAGCAGCTCACAATTAAAAGCTTTTTTTTGTACTATTTAAACTTTTTTGCATAGGGGAGGGGTTTTCTGAAAATTTTTGACTTTTGTACTTGACACACAAAGCGCGGGGGGTGGTGAATACTATATAGAAAGTTATTTTTATAAATTAGGGGATGCGCCATATAATAAAATACAGCTACAAGGTTAGAACCCGTGTAATAGATAAAAACCAATGGCAAAAGACAACAGCTTATTATTGGGTCATATTGAATTGACAAAGAAACAAAAAGATTTTTACGACATAATGACTGACGATAAAACACGGATAGTGTTTGTTGGAGGTCCAGCAGGAACAGCAAAGACATTTTTATCGGTTTATAGTGCATTAGATTTATATAATAACGACAAAAACTTAAAAATATTATATTTGAGGAGTGTTGTTGAGAGTGCGGATAGGGGGATAGGTTTTCTGAAAGGAGACATTGATGATAAGTTTGGGCCATATATGGCACCCCTTTTAGATAAGATTGATGAGTTATTAAATAAGCCAGAGAAAGAGCAATTAAAAAATAAAAGGGTACTGGAAGCGGAACCGATAAACTTTTTGCGCGGATGTACTTGGAGAGATAAGGTGGTTATTGTTGATGAGGCTCAGAATATGAGTGTGAGAGAATTGACTACTGTGCTTACAAGGATAGGTCGTGGGAGTAAGTTGTTTATATGTGGAGATAGTTTGCAGAGTGACATTAGGAATAGTGGTTTTGATAGGCTTAAGTCTTTATTTGAGGACGAGACTAGTTCCAAAAAAGGGGTATGTAGTGTATCATTTGGGAAAGAAGATGTGATAAGAGATAAAATTATCAGTTATCTTGTAGAAAAAATTGAATTATTAACCCCGAAACAATAAAATTTCTATATGAATAAAGTATTTTGTTCTTCCTGCGGCCACAAGAATGTGTACGAGGTGACTAAACCAAAGTTTTGTGCTGATTGTGGCGCTCCTATTGGGTTATCCTCTGCCCTTCCTGAAAAAAAAGTGGAAGCCGACATTGAGTATGAGGTAGAACAACCTCGTAAGCTTGATCTTAGGAGATTAAAAAATGATATTGTTGCCGAAGTTGGGGATAACCAAGGAACTACTCTAACTGATTTGTGGAAATCTGCTACTCCAGATTCCGCTAATCGTTTTGATCGTCCAGCGCCCAATCTACCTGATGGTGAAGCTATGATCAAACAGAGTCAGGCTGATTGTGCTTCCTCAAGAGTTCAAGATATTGATGGATAAAAGGTACGAAGACCTTGTCCCAGAGATAGAAGCACTTTTAAATAGATATAGAGCGAAGTGGCAACTTAACTCTCTTGCGTGGTTAGATTATGACGATGTGTCTCAAATAATTCGCGTTCATTTATTTAATAAATGGCACCTATGGGATCAGAAAAGAGCATTTAAGCCTTGGGCTTCTATGGTGATGGGAAATCAGATTAAAAACCTGATAAGGAATCATTATGGTAATTTTGCTAAACCTTGTCTAAGGTGTGACCATTACATGGGGGGTGAAGAATGTGCTATGACTAAAAGTGGCAATCAAGATGATTCATGTTCATTATTTTCTAAATGGAAAAATAAAAAACAATCTGCTTATCATTTAAAGATGGCGGTATCTTTGGATTCTTTAATTGCGGTTAAAGATGAGGTTTTTGATGAAGAGTTTGATTATGATACCAAATCTTCTAAGATTCACGGTTTAATAATGAAACAATTGGGGGATAAGCATAAGGAGATATATAGGTTGTTATACATAGAGCATTGGGATGAAGAAAAGGTGGCTCAGAAGTTTGGGTTTAAAAAAGACACTAGTAAGAGAAAAACCCCTAGATATAAACAAATAAATAACTTGAAAAAGAAATTTTACAACATAGCATTGAAGGTAATAAAAGAGGAGGATCTATGATATACGACTTAACAGAAGAGCAGAAAGAACAGATTTTAAAACTATTTAAAAAGAACCCTGACTTAATGTTTATAACCCGGAAGATATTTAATGATGAGAATATTGACGGTAGATCTAAACAAGGCAGAGCGGTTAGGAAGTTTCTAGCTCAACAAGATAAAAAAGCAAATACTACATTGTCCCCGAAGGTAGAGCAAATTTATTTAAATAAAGAACAAAAAGAGTTCTTAATGACTGATAATGTTGAAGCGGGGATGAATGCTTTAGAAATAGCCAGACTTACCTTCAAAGATAGGGGTATACAGTCGTTGAGCATGAAACATCGAGTTATTGTTGATTTCCTAAAAACTTATCGTCCTGAAATAGTTGATGACAATGAAATAGTGACAAAAGAAAAATGGGTAGCTCCAAAATCACTAAGCAGAGCTATCACTAAAGTAAATAATTTTTGCTCGGCACAATTAGAAGAATTATCCCTTCAAACAAAGCAAAAGAAATTAATAGAGCAATTAATCATATATTTACGTAGCCCAAGGTTCAACCACTTCATAAATCAATATACAACTCTAGCTGACCGCAACTTATTCGAAAGTGAGTTTGTTAGGGCTGTTTGGGATAAGCCTGACCTAACTAATGACGAATTGAACTTGTATGTGACCGTGTGTACCAACTACGTGCGCCAAAAACACATCCAGCAGCGCATTGACAAGCTTAATGCACTACTGGACGACCAAGACAACGAAAGAGACATCACAATGCGTCTGACGGAGATTATCAAGGCTACTAGCGATGAGCTTAACCAGTGCGAAAAACGGATTGAATCCTTGACGAAGGATCTTAATGGATCTAGGACTGCTCGACTTAAAGCTAAGGGAGAAGAAAACGGATCTATCTTTGCTTTGGTTGAAGCGTTCCAAGAACGAGAAGAAAGAGACCGTATGATCATGATGGCTGAACTCCAAAATAAATTAATTGAAGAAGAAGCTGACAGGTTGGAGAGTATGGACGATTATAAAGCAAGGATATTGGGGATATCCAAAAAAGAATTGTTATGAATAACTTTGTTTGTAAAGAATGTGGTAAGGCTTACGATAGCCGAAGAGGGTTCCACGCTCACCTAAAAGCACACAGCGTTTCCATAGGGGAGTACTATGTGGAACATTACGCCAAAAGAGATTTATTTACGAACGAGCTACTAAAATTTAAAAACTACGACCAGTATTTTATGGAGGATTTTAATCAACCAGAGAATTACATGTCTTGGTTAAAAACAACCTCACCAATAAAAGCTAAAAATCACCTTATAGAGTATACAAAAAGAAAATTTGGGAATAAAGATGTTAAGTTTACCCCTCCTGATCTTTACTATATGTTAGCTAAACTACCGAATATAGATTACTATAGAAAAATGTGGAGTTCTTACTCTGACTTTTCAAAAGATTTAGGCATAGAGTCTTGGTTCTCTAAAAACCTACCAAAAGACTTCTGGGAGAAGAACCACAATGACCTTCCTATTTTTGTAGATACAAGGGAGCAAAAACCACTAAAATTTGAAAACGGCGTAAGCAACAAGTTAGACTTCGGTGATTATACAGCCGCAGGTAAATATTACTCAAAAACATTCGTAGATAGAAAAGCACAAGATGACTTCAGGCAAACATTCGGGAAAGATATTAAAAGATTTAGGCGGGAAATGGATCGTTGTGTCCAGTTTAATTCTTACATGTTCATTGTTGTCGAGTCTTCTATTGAAAAAATCGAAGAAGACAACAAAATATCGAAGTTTAAATCGAACCTAGGTTATTTGTGGCACAATGTGCGAGATCTAATGCTCGATTACCCAGAGAATGTACAATTCATTTTTGCATACTCAAGGGCGGGAGCTAAAAAGATAATCCCCAAAATATTATATCACGGCCAAGGCTTATGGCATGTTGATGTACAATATCATTTAGAGAAAAAAGTTCATGGCATGGCAGAAAGGAAAACAGCGGTATCGTAATGATTACTCCGCTACGGAATTTAATTCTTATTTAAAAACACTCGACGGCGACTTGCCTGACGAGGAAGCAAAGTATTTATTATATAAGTTCTTAAGGGCTAATATTGCATTTACCTCTGAGTTATTTTTAGGGGTAAAATTATTTCCATTTCAGGCTATGGCTATTAAGGGGATGATGGTATCGGACTATTCTATGTTCGTATTCTCCCGTGGTATGTCTAAAACATTTTCTACAGCTATTTATGTGCTACTTGAGTGTCTTTTAAACCCTACCGCAAATATAGGTGTTATTGCAGGTAGCTTTAGGCAATCAAAACAAATATTCCAAAAGATGGAGGATATACTCAGCAAGCCCGAAGCAAAGTTAGTAAAAGAGTGCGGAGTTAAAATCACGAAAGGAACTGACCAATGGACCCTCAAAATTGGTAATAGCCGTGCGATAGCCCTTCCGTTAGCTAATGGAGAACGACTGCGTGGATTTCGATTTAATAGGATAGTGCTAGATGAGTTCTTAACAATACCAGAAAAGATATTCAATGAAGTTATTATTCCATTCCTTGGCGTAGTGGAAAATCCAATTGAAAGAGAGGAACTGCATAAACTAGAATCCCGCCTAATCGACAAGGGCGAGCTGAAAGAAAATGAAAGGTATGTATGGCCTAATAACAAACTTATAATACTTTCATCTCCATCCTTCAAATTTGAATACATGTTCAAACTCTACAAGAAGTATGAGGGGCTTATTCTTGGAGAATTTGATTTAAATAAAGATGATGATGAAGAGCAAGCTGCTGATGATGCTTATAGATTAATTATGCAATTAAGTTATGATTGTGCTCCTACTAGGCTGTATGATCAAAACCTGCTTAAACAAGCTAAAGCTACGATGTCTGAGATGCAGTTCAAACGAGAGTTCGGTGCTCAATTTGTAGATGAGAGTGATGGTTACTTTAGATTATCTAAAATGGCGGCTTGCACTATTGCTGATGGAGAATTTCCTGCTGTTGAAGTTGTAGGTAACCCAAGTGATGAATACTTACTTGCTTTTGACCCTAACTGGGCTGGCAATACAAGTGCTGACCACTTCGCTATGCACGTATTTAAGGTTCTGAAGGACGAACAGAAGATTTGCCTTGTTCATAGCTACGCTTTGGCTGGAGTGTCCTTAAAAGACCACATGAGGTATTTTCTCTACCTTATAAAATCTTTTAATATTGTCGGTATATGCGGTGACTACATGGGAGGAGTCCAATTTATTAATTCTTGCAATGAAAGCCAATTGTTTAAAAGAGCAAAAGTTGATATAGGAATTATAGAAGTGGATTTAGAAAAACCCGATCAATGGCACAATGATATACTTAGTTTTAAGGGTCAATATAATCAGAAAGAAAGGAGGTATTGTATCTTAAGGAAACCTACAGTTAACTGGATCAGAAGTGGCAATGAGATGTTACAAGCAGCTATAGACCATAAAAGAATACTATTTGCTTCCAGAGCGGTAGACGATCACTTTGATCAACAAAGGAAAAAGAACTTACCTATTGATGAGATAAAGTGGGATAATAAAATTACAGCTACTTCCAAAGGAGCAAAAATGATTGACTTCCTTGATCAACAAAAAAGTAACATTGAACTTACAAAGTCAGAATGTGCTAACATTGAGGTCACCACAAACCCCCAAGGTTCACAATCGTTTAACTTGCCTCAAAACATTAGAAGACAAAAAGGGCCGAATAAAGCTCGTAAAGACTCTTATTCTGCTTTAATTTTGGGGAATTGGTTTGCCAAAGTATATTTTGATTCTTTACATGTTGAGCCTAAGAAAAAACCTACTGCTTCATTTATACCGTTTACTATTTGAAAAGTTATAAAGTAACTTTTATAACTTTAGTGTAACAATTGTTAGCATGGCCAAGAAGCGTAAGTATACAAAGAGATCAGAATATTGGAGTAAGTTTAAAGATAGCACTCCTAATCACAATTTAGAAGATATAACTAACCAATCTTTGGCGGAAGAATTTTCTCCTGAGCTGGTTGGGGAATCGTTGTATGAGACTACAGCTTCTCGTCTTGCAGACCCCTCAAAGCGCTCTAGCTCAAGAACTAATAGTATTACCCAGAGTTATACTAAAAATAGATTTAAAAATATTGAGGATGGCTTATTGCCATTTGATTACTCTCGTGACTCAGTAAATTCTCGTGATGCTATCCAACTATGCCAGAAAGCTTACTTCAATGTGCCTTCATTCCGTAGTACGATAGATCTATTATCAGATTTTGCTGATTCTGATTTATATTTGGATGGAGGTTCTGAGAAATCTCGTAACTTCATTAATGCTTGGTTCAAAAGAATCAAGATGCATGATTTAAAATCTCAATACTTCCGTGAATACTATCGATCTGGCAATGTGTTTATGTACCGCATGGATGGTAGAATTAAAACCAGTGATACGGGTAAGGTTTTAGAGACTTATGGTGCAACTAAAAATGTACCTATACCAATTAAGTACTTAATAATGAACCCTACAGATATTGCTACCAAAGGCTCTATCTCTTTTAATGACTTCCAGTATTTTAAAGTACTTACGCCATATGAAATCTCTAGGCTTAAAGAACCTAAAACAGAACATGAGATTGAGATGTATAACTCTTTACCAGAAGATGTTCAAGTAAGAATTCAAAACAACACGGCCACAACCACTGAACGTTTATACATTAAATTAGCTTCTGAACTACTACATGTAGTATTTGCTAAAAAACAAGACTATGAACCTCTTTCAGTCCCTTATGGTTTCTCTGTCTTAGACGATATCAATAAAAAATTAGAACTTAAAAAAATTGATCAAGCAATATCTCGTTCTATTGAAAATGTCGTTCTCTTGGTCACTATGGGTGCTGAACCAGATAAAGGAGGAGTTAATCATAAAGCTCTGGCTGCTATGCAGAACATCTTTAAAAACCAAAGTGTCGGTCGAGTACTCGTATCTGATTATACAACAAAAGCTGATTTTGTTATACCCGATCTCCGTAAGGTCATTGGACCCGAAAAGTATGAGATACTTAATCGTGATATTCAGGAAGGTCTCCAGAATGTTCTAATTGGAGACAATAAGTATGCTGACGGTCAGCTTAAGATGAAGGTATTTATTCAAAGACTTGAAGAGTCCCGTCAGCAGTTCTTAAAAGATTTCCTCCAGCCAGAAATTCGTCGTATTTGTAAGGCTGCAGGTATGCGTTCTTGGCCCGAAGCGAAGTTTGTCAAGACAGACACTTTAGATAATTCAGACATGACAAAGCTTGCTACTCGCATGATGGAACTAGGAGTGCTAACCCCTCAACAGGGCATGGAAGTTATTCATACTGGAGAATTCCCTAAATCCGAAGATATGGGCAAGGCTCAAGAAGAATTTAAAGAGCACAGGGAAGAAGGGCATTACTTACCTTTAGTTAACAGTATAAACCTATATCAAGAGGATCAGGACGGGGGTGAGCCAGTTAAACCGGAAGCGGCCCCTATCGCCCCATCTGGAGGTCGCCCTATAGGAGTATCAAACTCTAATTTTTCTAAAAAGAATATCATTGAGGCCACTAAAATGGTCAGTGAGTTTGAACTGAAAGCTTATGCAGACTTCGCAATAAAGTATGGGTTGGATGAATTAGATGATCAAAGAAGAGATTTAGTATCTCAAGCTTGTGAATCAATCGTTGTTTCTAAAGTAAAAGAAGAGTGGGATGATACTTTGGCTGGTATCGTCGAAAATATAGAAAACTTATCTGAGTTGAATGTAGATAAAGATGTTCTCGATTTAGGGTGCAAACATCAACTTGATGATATGTCTGCTGCGATTTTATATCACTCTACTAAAATTTAAGTGTATAGAATGAATATGGACTTAAAAGATTTTGAGGTAAGTAGCTTTGATTGTAATATCAGAGCGCTTAAAGAGAGTGATTATGATAAGTTTGGAATATCAGAAGGTTCTATTGCAGAAGCAGCTAAATCTTTACTACCTGAAGATTTCGATCCATCAGCAAATGTAGATGTACTTCCTGTAGTATTCAACCTTGCTGTAGTAAATGAATTTAATAAAAACGGCGACGGTATTGATTCAGAAACAGCAGTATCAGCAGTAAAGAGATTTATCAATAAGCCTATCAACATTGAACATAAGAAGCATAAAATCGTCGGTCACATGATTAATGCTTCTTTTTCTGTAGAGGAGATGGATTTTAAGGATAACGCTGTTGACTCTTATGCAGACAAAAAAGAACCGTTTTATATCAACGCTGCTGGTTTAATTTATAAAAATATCTTCCCAGAACTTGCTTATGCTATTCAGGAAGCTGCCAACGAAGAAAATGAAGAGTATCAGAGTATTGCTACTAGTTGGGAACTTGCATTTAAAAACTATAAAGTTGTCTATGGATCAGATAGATTGGATGAGTGTGAGATCGCCGAAGGTTCACAGGAAGAGGAACTTAAGCAGTACGTAAAGGGATTTGGAGGTAAGGGAGTTGATAAAGAAGGCACTCCGGTTCATAGATTAATTTATGGAGAGACTTACCCTTTGGGGGCTGCATTGACGTATAAACCTGCAGCAAGAGTTAAAGGAATTTATACTTCAGAACCAAATAAAAAAGAAAAGCCTGTTGATAATTCTTTAGCGAAAGAAGATAATATTAATATTAAAAATTCCCTAAAGGAAGAAAACAATGTAACAAATAACAAAATCGATATTTTTGATATGGATAAAGAACAATTCGAAACACTAATGACACAAGTTGCAGAAAGCGTAGCTTCCGTTGTCAAGAAGGACGATCAAGCCGCTTCTGTCGGTGAGATTATGCGTGATGCCCTTAACGAGCATTCTGAAAACTGGAAATCCAAGGTTCAACTTGAAACTGAAGCTCGTGAAAAGGCTGAAGTTGAGGCGACTGAGATGAAAGCTTCTCTTGAGGCTGTTCAATCTGAGTTATCCTCTCTCAAGTCTGAGGTTGAAGCTCAAGCTGCTGTTGAGTTATTTAATTCTCGTATGACCTTTATTGATTCCACATATGAACTAACCGAAGCTGAGCTTAAGTTAGTCGTAGATGAGTTAAAGTCTGTTGAAGCTTCTGACGAAGCCTTTGATACCTTTAAAGGAAAACTTTCTATTCTTTTCGCTAGCAAGACCAAAGAGGCCATTGCTGCTCAGGAGGAAGAAGTCAAAGCTAAGATTGAAGAAGCTATCGCTTCTAAACTCCAGCAAGACGAGCCTGAAGAGAAAGAGGAAGTTAAAGCTAGCGAAGATGAGCTGGAAGTCGAAGAGGTTGAAGCCGCTCCGATTCCGAACAACAACGCTGAAGCTTCTGAACAAATCTCTTTGGTTGAGAAACTTAAAGAAAACTTCTCTGTTGAAGTAACAAAATAAAAATCTAATTATAATATAAAATTATGGCTAATGAAATTACCAAAATGCTGCCATTTCGCCAATATGATGACAACGATGTTGTCAACATGTTCGCTTATGACGGCACTAATGTAGGGGCAGGTACTGTTGTTAAAGTATCTGCTGCTAACCTCAATGATGATCTTATCGATCTCGTTGACGGTGGAAGCGCATTCCTGACTTCTCAGGGCAATGCTTACTCTCCACTTGCTGTTAATCCACTTCGTGTCGCTACTGCCGCTTCTGGCAATGCAGCTCTCGGAATCATCCTTCGTGACGTTCGTGACACAGATGAAAATGGTGAGAAGCTTCGCTTCTACCCTGAAAAGAAAGAAGAGCTTCAGTGCGTTCTTTCTGGAGAGTCTGTACCCGTCGCAACAAAAGGAACGTTCACTCTTTTAGCAGGAGCTTTCTCTGGAGCACTTCTCCCAGCACCTAACAAGGAGCTTGGAGTCCGCGCTGACGGAAAACTTGCTGAAGCTGTTGCCGCTGACACTGTTGTCGGTAAGGTTCTCGCTACTGGATCTCGTGCTGCTGGTGATACCCATGCAGGAGGATACGCAATTGTTAACATTAACTTCTAATTCACTCACAGATTATGAAAATTACTATTAAAAGAACTGAAGATCAGTTAGCCCTAGTTCGCGCTATGGGTTCAAATAATCGTGAAGAGGCTTACGAGGCACAGGCAGCTGTTGCAGAACTTCTTGGGCCAGTGGTCAGCGAAGTTATCAATAATGCTGTTACCGTTGGAAATCTTTTCACCACTCTGACTTATCAGGCTGATGACAATCCTTCCCTTCCTCTTGATCTCTTCCATGACATTACTGAAGAGGATTATGTGCAAGTTTACTCTCAGCAAGTTGCTGGAGGACTTCCATACAATCAGGTATTCCCAGCTCACAACGAACTTAAATTTAGCACTTACACTCTTGATAGCGCACTCGCTTTCGACCGTAAGTACGCTAAGAAGGCTCGTGTTGACGTTGTTTCTAAAACCTTCACTCGTATGGCTCAAGAAGTCATGCTTAAGCAGGAGCGCACCGCATTCAACGTGCTTGCTTCCGCTCTTGTAGGTGGAGACAGCTTGACTGCTTCTGCAGGTGATCATATCATCGCTGCTGCTGGAACTTCACTTGTGCTTGACGACTTAAATCAGCTTATCACTACTTCTAAGCGTATCAACAGCTCTTTCGTTGGTGGTACTCCTACTGGTGGTAGTAAAGCTGGAGTTACTGATCTTTTGGTTTCTCCTGAAGTTGTTGCAGACATTCGTGCTATGGCATATAACCCAATCAACACCAAGACTGCTCCTATCGCATCTGCGATTAAGGACGGTATTGCTGCTCCTGAAGATCTTCGCTCTCAGCTTTACAGCGGTGCAGGACTTCCAAGCTTCTATGGTATCAATATCATCGAAGTTCTTGAGTTGGGTAGTGGTCAGCGTTTCAATAAGATCTTTGATGCTGTTAAGGGTGGCGTAAGCTTCACTGAAGCATCTGAGCAAATCCTTATTGGAGTTGATCGTTCTCGTGATGCCCTTGTCCGTCCTGTCGTTCTTGACGAAGGTTCTACTGGTGAACTCAACATTCTCGTTGATGATCAGTTTTCCGTTCGCCAGAACAAGATCGGATACTACGGTAAGGTCGAAGAAGGTCGTGTTTGCATCGATGACCGCGCTCTTTGCGGAATCATTCTGTAATCCACTGGATAAATTATTAAATATTAAGGGTCGCCTCGAAAGGGGCGGCTCTTTTTATTTGATTTTTCTAGTGTAAACCTTTAATATAAGTTATGTCCGATGAGAAAGAATTTCTAGAAGAGTTCCAATTAGCTGATGGTAAAGACCGTACAGAAAAGGAAAATCAAATTAGTAAAGCAAAAGAACTCGAAAGCTTACTTGGTATTCAAGACATGAATCCATACAAAACTTTAAACAAAAGTATTTTTGCAGAAACCTTGGGGTCCATGTCTATTTCTCAAATGACTGAGCTGGCACAAAGGGTAGGGATTTCAGGAATGGAAATGAGTTCCAAGCCTTCTTTGAAAAAAGCTTTAGAAAAGTCATTTGATATATATTTAAGGCAGCATAATGTGTCTGTTGCTGGACCACCTACACCTGTAGCTAAAGATGTCAGTGACGAAGTTAAGAAGCTCTTTGAACTGTAGAGTTCCCTGAAGCTCTATTTAACTGTAAGATTATTTAATGAATGATCTTGGGGTTCTTGCTACAAAAATTGTAAATTACGAGTTTTCAGAAGACCGTCAGAGGTTTCCTGTATCTTATGTTTCTGGTTGGCTAGAAACAAATATAGGAGAGCTTAACGGGCTTACCAATGAAGAATTTTATATTAATAATACTGGCGCTATTGAAATAGACACTGGTTCTGGTCTAATGCCTGTAGAAGAAAATATTTATACTACATTATACGAAATACACTATTATGAAAAAGCCGCAAGGGATTCTCTCCGTGGATTCACTTATGGTAGTGATACTGACTGGTTGACTTTAAAAGAAGGAGATACAACAATCCAAAGGCAGAACAAAAACTCTGTAGCTAAGACTTTCAGAGATTTAAAGGTTGATGCGACCGATAGATTAAATGATTTGGTTGGCAAATACAATACATATAAATCCTCGCCACTTCAGGTATTCGGTCGAGATGGTATTGATCCAGTAGATAACATTAATGCTTACAGCTCTACAAACTCTTATAGATCCTTCTAATGGCGTCTCTCCTCACATCTTCCCAAAAACAAGCGATCCAATCTGCCTTGTCTGAAGTGCATGATACCTTTGCTCGTGACATCTTTGTTTACATAGAGAAGCAAGTGGCTACGAGACCCGCTACATTGAACTATAACCCCCTATATGGACGAGCTAAAGATTCCGCTAAGGTAAGCTCTCAAACAGAGTTAACCAAGCACACAGTTAAAGCTAGGGTGAGCTACACCCCAAGCCAAGGGGAGTCCGTTGTTGATGCAGGAGCGCAATTTAATTTAACAGCGTCCCAAGGTAAAATTAGAATTAAAATAGATTCTGCTGGGTACGAGAAAGTAAAAGACAGTACTCGCATTGAAATTGACGATGAACTTTATGTTTTAGATTCTGACGCTAAAAATTTAGGTCCGTTTTCGACACAATATTATACTGTATTTCTTAAAAGAGAAAACTAATGTCTAAAGCCTTTCTGTCAGCTACTAAATTTGAAGTGAGTATCAATAAGGCTGCTCTTCTTAAATCTATCTCAACGAATCGAAATGGTCAAATAACAGGCAGAGAAGTTAGGTCTTACGTACTACCTATCATGGAGAAAGCCCAGCAAGATTTGATTAAAGATTTCCATCAACATTCTATTACAAAAGAAGTAAAAGGCGGGGCTTCTGCATCAAATTCTTCTGGAACCTTAGGAGGATACGGAAACTTATTCTCTTTTATTGGTTTTGAAAAGGGAAACAACCCAACCCTAGCTGTAGAAAAAATTTTAAGTGAAAAGCTTTTGGTCACAGTTCGGGCAATAGGAAACGGTAGATTTAGAATATCATTATTAAATGCCCCTTCAAAAGAAGATATATTTAAATCAACCCCTATTCCTTGGGCAGATGGATCTAGTTGGGCGGAAGGAATGGAAAAAGGAATATCTAACTTAGGTTCTTTCTTGTATCGTCGCGGAGGGATTCGTGGATCTTCATCTGGCTCCTTTTCTAGATCAGGAACAGGAATACAATTAAAAAATAATCTTAGAGCAACTAATTTAAAAACAACACCCTATATCTCTAATATTATAGATAAATTTCTAAAAAGGGTAACTAATTTTTAAGATATGAAAGCACAATTTGACCAGAACCTTTTGTCCAGCTTTTATTTGTGGTTAGAGAATAGACTTCTAAAATCAGATACTAAAGCATACATTACAGGACTTAGTAATAATTTCCGTTATGTTGATTTTGATGATATTCCTTCAGATATGGTTGGGTATCAAGGTGAGTATAGACAACTAGTAGCAGAGTCTAATATAGATATAGTTAATTCAGGTTTTTTTGTTGGAAATGATTTTATTACGGGAGATTCAAGTGCAAATGGAAATGTGTATACAGATTATAACAATGGTCGTATCTTATTCCCTGCGGCTTCTGGGACTGGGTTGAGTGTTTCGGGGGACTACTCTGTCAAAGAGGTCAATACTTACATTTCTCATGATGATGATTTAGACTTCTTGCTTCATTCTGATTTTATTGAAAATGGACAAAGCTCACCTTATTTCTATACAAAAGACTCTTTAGCTAGCGAAAGCGCTTATTTTCTACCAGCTTGTTTTGTTTCTTTAGCTTCGTCTGAGAACCAAGAATTTGCTTTTGGGGGAGAAGAAGACACTCAAAGCCGAGTTAGGGTTATGGTTTTAACAAAAGACTCTTATATTTTAGACTCTGTCATATCTAGATTCAGGGATACAGTAAGAGAGCGAATAACCCACATCCCATATGAAAATTTTCCTTATGCTTACTCTTTCTCTGTAAAAGACTTCCCTTATAAGTATGATGAAACCGTATCAGGGCAGGGGAGTAACGCTATGGCATCGCATATCGATAGAGTTACGGCTTCGAAAGTGGTTTCCGAAAGTTTAAGGGAAAAGTTAAATACCGACTTTTCAATAGGCTTTGTTGACTTTGATTTGTCTACTTATCGTTTCCCAAGGGCATGATAAAGTGTATTTAATTTAAACCATTCTAATTTTTAAAATATGTCTGCTAATAATAGAACACGAGTAATTTCTCAATCAAAAGCTGTTTACGTTGCACCTACGGGGTGGAATGCTTCTACAGCCAGAACCGTCCACGCAGCTCAACTCCACGGAGTTGACACATTTTCTTTTGAAATGGATCTAGCGGGAAGCCGTCAAGATGTTAGAGAATTTGGCCAACTTGCTAGAATCGGAACTGTAAGAATGTCAGAAATAAATCCGACTTTGAGCCTTGGGTATTACCTCCAAGATGGGGCTAATGAGAAAGGCTTAGGCTTCACTGCGGGAGATGGCGCTCAATGTATCAATGCCATGTTGACAGAAGATGCGACTAAAAGAGAAAGTAATGTTTTTATTCTTACAGCAAAAGAAGGAGACGACGCTTTCTCATATGCGAACAATGCAGCTTTTGAAGCTGCCAAAGGAGATCATGATGTAATAGGGTTTGGTAACGCTTTTGTTAGTAGCTATTCTGTAAATATGTCAGTTGGAGAAATACCTAGGGCGGATGTTGAAATGCAAGCTTCAAACGTTGTTTTTTATAATGATATACACTCTGGTATCATTCCTCCTAGTCTAAATTTAAATGGAAGTAGGGCAAAGCCTCACGCAGATGCTAATATAGCGTTGCCTGTACCAACAGTTTGTGATGATTTAGCGGGCGGCCTTAAGGTTTTAAAACCTCATGATGTTACGATTGCATTCTCTAGCAACCAAGGTGTAACTAGTGGCCCTAATGAAACTGGAATTGGTGGGCAAAGTTTCACGACTACAATCAACGCCGTTCAATCTTGCTCAATAGATCTCCCACTTTCTCGCGAAGTTATTGATGCTATTGGGTCTAAACTCGCTTACGCTAAACCTCTAGAATTCCCAATTGATGTTACTTTAAGTATCTCTGCTCTAGTCACTTCATTCGGACAAGGAGCCTTGGAAAAGGCTTTAACTGGCACTGCTGGAGATAGAACCACAACAATCACAGTTACATTAAAATCGAATACGACTAGTGAAATGGTATTTACTCTAAAAGGCGCGGTACTAGATAGCCAGTCATTCTCTCAAGGGTTAGATGACAATGAGACTGTCGATCTTACCTTCTCTGCTCAAATCGGAGGAGCTACTACCACCACCCAAGGATTATTTATGAGCACCTTAGCAGGGGCCGATCCTCGTGCTACGGCAGGATCTCATACAGTTGCTTCTCCTGCTGGACAACCAATTACCTAAACTCAATTTAAATTAATTTAAAAAATGGCTAATACAACAACAAGAACGAGAGTAATCTCTCAAAACAAGGCTGTTTATGTAACACCTACGGATTGGCATTTATTCCAAAATGGAGCTAATGAAGGGCTTGATAGGGATATGATTTCTGGACATCAACTTCATAGGATTGATACATTTTCTTTTGAGATTGATTTAGCTGGGAGCCGTCAAGATGTTAGAGAATTTGGTCAGTTAGCGAGAACTTCTACAACTAGATTAAGCGAAATTGACCCGACTTTAAGTTTTGGATATTACTTGGGAAATGGAGAGAATGAGCTGGCTTTAGGATTTAATAATTCTAGCGGCAGCTCCGATTTCCAAATGATTAAGGATATCTTAATAGAGGAAGCTGGGCAGAAAGAACGAAACGTTTTCGTTGTAGCATCGAAAGAAGGTGTAGACGCCTTTTCTACCGAAGCTATCTGGGATACAAATGGTGATGCCGGATATCATGATACAGTTGGCTTTGGTAATTGTTTTATTAATAGTTATTCTGTTAATTTATCTGTAGGAGAAATCCCAAGGGTTGATGTTGAAATGCAAGCTTCTAATGTTGTATTTTGGACAGGTCAGCAATCAGGACTATTCAACCCTTCTATAGACCTTCAAGGTCAAAGGACTCACAGTGGGATAGTCACTCTCCCAACGCCAGATACGGGAGCAATAGGGCATCAAGTTCTTCGCCCTAATGATGTTGTAGTCAGTTTTATTGACGATCAAATCAGTACAGGCAACGCTGCAGGAGTAGGTGGAGTTAACTTCTCCAAAATGCCTATTCAGTCCTGTTCTATCGATGTTCCTTTATCTCGTGAGGTTATAGATAAATTAGGGGCAGAGAGGGCTTACGCTAAACCACTTGAATTCCCTATCGACGTAACCATGTCTATGAGCAGCTTGGTAAATGAATTTACCACAGGGGCTATAGAATATGCGATCAATGGGACTGCTGGAAACAATAAAACCAATGTCGTTGTTGAACTTAAAGATGGGGCGAATGTTAGAAATAAATTTGTTTTAAGCGGTGCTGTTTTAGATAGCCAGAGCTTCTCTCAAGGTTTAGACGATAACGAAACTGTCGATCTAACTTTCTCTGCTCAAATCGGAGGAGCTACCACGGACGACCAAGGTTTATTCTTTACTGCTGCAACTGGTGCTGCTGGTATAAATGGAATTTCAGAAGTCAACCTAACTGGAGCTGCTGGGGCTAACATAGTTTCTGGACAAGCAATCCCTCATCAACCGATTTCTGTAATAGGTTGGGCCGATGTAGAATTAGCTGACGGAAGCGCAGGTAGTGATGGTGACCCAGACGATGATCGTGGCAACTAATAAATAAACATTGCTATAATTTTCAAAGGGGGGCGTTGAAAGACGAGACCCCCTTTTTCGTGTAATACATTAATAATGAAGGTATATCAGCAAATCACTGCAACAGAAAGTTCCGTAGTTAATTTGGATATTAACGTCGATGATTTACAGTTAGGTTTTCTCGTCGCAGCTGGAACTGGTAATACTGCAGGAGACGGACTATTAAATAGCGGGTTCGTTTTCTCTGGTTATGAAGGTTACGTTTTTGATCAATCAGGCAGGTTTGTAGGAGGTTATGAACCAAATTTACCTATAAATTTATCTGTTCACATGAAAAGTGATGATACTTATTCTTACTTTATTGATAATGTTTTAATAGCTAATAATGTTTCAGGTTCTACGGGATTTGATTACATAGAGTTTGACAAGCATAACGACTCGACCTTATACGTAGAATATATTCATGAATAAAAATTGAATTCTTTCGTTATCTCTAGATAATATATAGAGGAATAGCATATGAAAGAACTGTATTCATTTTTAGTAAAAAGAAAAATTAAACAAAAAGTTTCTTACGAAAAGGAGAATAAGAAAGGTAATGTAGTTGAGGCATTTAAAACCAAAACCAAAACCATTTCTAATAGGGTTATTTTCCAGAAGCCAAGCTTCTCTGACATCGAAGAAGCTGAATACTTTTATGGGCAGAAATATAATGAATTGATTAATTCTGGTTATTTAACTCGATTGATGTTAAATAAAAAGCTGGGAGATATAGGCGGGACTTCATCAAAATTATCTGAAGAGGTATTGCAAAAGGCTTTTTTAGATAATGTAGAGTCAGCAAGAACAATCCAGTTTTACGAAGGTCAAAAAGACCTTGATGAAGATCAAACCCAGAAGCTAGAGGAGGCTAAAGAATTGTTTGTATCTTCCCAAAAAATAGTTGCTGACATTGAAGAGGTTCATAGAAGTCAATATAATCAAACCGCTGAAGCCAAAGCTGAACAAAAAATAATTGAATGGTTTATCTTTAACTTTTCTTTCTATGAAGATGAAGTGGATGGAGATAAGGAAATGTTCCCATTGTTTCTTGGAGATGACTATGATTCAAAAAGAGAACATTACTTGATCCTTTGCGAAGACGAAGACGATATTGAAGATAAGGATTTATTGAAAAACAAAGGGGTTTTTGATCAAAGCTTCTTGACCTTAGCTCGTGTCGCGAATCTTTGGTATAATAAAATGGGGTCAGACCAAAAGGAAATTGAAGAGCAGTTAGAGAGAATATTCCCTAATGAATGATTGAAGAAGGTCCAGAAATACCCTTGCTATTATTAGACATATTGCGGGGTTATAGCAAAATCACATACAAATCTAACACTTATTTCTTAAAGCACTTCAGGGTTTATGATTCCTTGGAGCTTTTAGAGTATGAGTCTGAAAGTGTAGAGTCTGCTATAAAAAGAGGTATTAAAAGTAAAAAGCAGTTATTAGAAAAGGCTATTGAGAGAAAAGTTTGGTCTAAAGAAGAAGAGTCCTCTATAAAAAACTTAGAATGGATGATCTCTAAATCAGAAAAAGCTTCTTCCAAAATTTCTGACTACATGGTCAAAAAAAGTTTCGAAAAGTCAATTAAAGAGCAAAGAGATGAATTAGATGAATTGAACTCAAGGAAGTCTAGCATAATAATGCATAGTGCAGAAAATCTAGCATCTAGGAAAAGAAATAAAAAAGAAATTGGCTTTAATCTATTTAAAGACGAGAAAATGGAAACTTTGGTTGATGAAGACGATATATACTTTTTGATGCCGCTGATCAACGAAAAGATACACCAATTAAGCAAAGAACAAAATTTAATTGCAGCCGCTTTCAACCCTTCTTTTTTCGATACCTATTGTCTGATGTATAGACAACCTCATGAAATGATTGGTGTTAATGTATTTACGATATCTCTATGGCAGAAAAATTTAATATTTTACGCTTCCGTTTTACTGAATAAATTAAAAAATCTAGATGTACCTGATGATGTAAGAGAAGACCCAGTTAAATTATTTAAATTCTCTCCAAAAGAGGAAAAAGATACCTCTAATAATGTAGTACATGGGGTTGAAGACTTAAGAGCAAAAATGGCTGAAAAGGGAGGTAAGTTAGGAGCAGAGGACTTTTAGGCTACTTTAGTGTATTTAATTACAATGGCTGCTCCAATTAACATTAACGCTAATTTAAACCTAAATCCAGCTAGCATCAATGCTTCTGCTAGGCAGGTACAGCAAGCTTTAGGTAGAATAACAGGTCAAGCTTCTGAATTTCAAAAATCTCTAGATGCTTCTACAGCTCGTGTTTTTGCTTTTGGTGCCACCACATCTATTATTAATGGGATTACACAGTCGTTTAAGGCTTTAGTTTCTACTACGGTCAATGTTCAAGCCAAGCTAACGGAAATAAATAGTATATTAGGGGCGGGGGCTACTGAATTCAATAAATACAGGAACTCCATCTTCCAAGTTGCTAAAGAGACAGGGCAATCATTTAATACTGTTGCAAGTGGAGCTGCTGAACTGGCGCGTCAGGGACTAGGAGCCACAGAGAGTGCTAAGAGGCTTCAAGCCGCTTTAATCCTAACTAGAATATCTGGATTAGGGGCAGAGCAATCAGTAAAGGCTCTTACAGCAGCTATGAATGGATTTACTTCTGCTGGGTTAACTGCTAATCAAGTTGTGAATAAAATTGTAGCAGTCGATACTGCTTTTGCTGTTTCAGCTCAAGACCTCGCAGACGGATTTAGTCGAGCAGGCTCTACAGCTGAAGATGCCGGAGTTAGTTTCGATGAGCTTCTTGGTTTAATTACGGCTGTAGAACAAAGAACTGCTAGAGGTGGAGCTGTTATAGGTAACGCATTTAAGTCTATTTTTACAAGAATCAGCCGTGGTAGCACGATTGAAAAGCTGAAAGAATTAGGTGTCGAAATTGATGCTAATCAGACGGGGGTACAAAAACTTCAAGCGTTGTCCAAAGCTTTAGAAGGTTTAGCTGACCCTACTATTGCGAGTCAGATAAAAGAACTTGCAGGTGGAGTTTTCCAGATTAACGTTGTCAGTGCTGCCTTGAAAGACATTGGGTCTCAAACTTCTGTATTCGCAGAAGCTACGAAAGTAGGAATGGGCGCAGCAAATGAGGCTACGGAGAAAAACGCCAAATTAAACGAAACTTTACTGGCTCAATTGAACAAACTGACAGTAGCTGTTACGAGTTTTGCTGAGAAGTTGGGTGATTTAACTTTAGGGCCACTCTTGAAAAATGTTGTTGGTTTAGCTACTACCTTATCTGAAGGTTTGGATCGTGCATTAGACCCTGAAAGGGGTAATGCATTTGTTCAGGGTTTATTTAAGATTATTGGCGGTTTTTTATCTGGTCCGGGTTTAGCTATCTTTACAGTAGCATTTGCAAAAATATTTAAAACTGTCATCAGGTTTGCTAGAGAAGGATTCTCTACCATCATGAAGATGGGTACAGCTGCAGAAAAAATAAGCCAGATTGAAACTGGCCTTATTGGATTATTACAAAAAGATGCTGCTTTAAGGAAAACGCTAGAGAGCACTACAGCCTCTCAAGCAACAAAAGAAAAGGCGGTTATCGATGCTATTAGAAGAGAGAACGCTCTTCTTTCTGCACAGCAACAGATTGTAACAAATATTTCTAATATAGCTAGGCAGGGAGGTGTCACTGGATATAGCGCCTCTTCTGGCTCTTTTAAAGGCAAGGGGGGCAAGCGATACGCTTCTGGTGGTAATGGTGTAATGGAGCCAGACTTAATGACCGCAATGGTCAATGAGTCTAGGGACTCTCCAGCAGGGGCATCCCCTTACGTCACTAACTTTAGAGGTAGCCCAGCTGTAATGAATACTTCTGAAATGCAGGTAAGTATTGGAGGTCGTGAAGAAATTCTCACAGCTGGTCAAATCCCTAGATTTAACAAAGGCTCTTCTTTAAAAGCAAATAGGAAGAGGGCTTTAAATAGAGATGGAAAGTTCATCATGATGCATGGCGAACAAACAGGTTATAAATTAAACCGTTTTTATATGGGTCAAAGTCCAAAAAACCCAAGTAAAGCTGGTCAACCGACTAAAAACCCAACTGAAAATAATAAAACCTTAGTTAATGTCCCTACTTATGGAGTTCCTAGAGATAAAAAAAACTTCGGAGATATTAATTCTATAGTAAAAGGGCTAAAAGATAGCAGTGTTAACGAGGCAATAAAAGTAGCTAAAAGAATGTCTAATGGCGTAATGCCGAAAGGGAAAGAAGGCATTATTAAAGGAGCTGTATCTAAGCAAATTAATGAGGGAACAGTTAAGGCTTTTGCGGGAAACATCCAAGAAATGGGATTAGCGAGTTTGTTGACAGATGATAAGTTTAAAGACTACACTAATCAAAGTACTGGGTCTACCTTTGATTTAGATCTATCTGGGCAAAAAGCTCTCAAAGGATTCTATAAAGTAAGGAGGCATAAGGCTCATACTGGAGAGGTAAAAGGATCAGGGAATGATGGTTTGGCAGGAGATACTGCTCGAAAGATATTTCGAGTTTCAAAACTAGGAGAATCCATTCATTCTCATAGAAATGAAAAGGGGATGACTAAATCAGAGTTTAAGAAAAAATTCCCAAATGGTGTCGGACCAAAAGGAACAAAATTCCAAGGAGTGCAAAGCGCAATCTTCGGGAAGAACAAAGGTAAGCTCCCAAAACTAAGTCAAATTACTTCGAAATTTCCCAGAAACTCGAAAGGCACTATTAGTAATTCTAGGCTAGCTTCTAGAATTGGAATTCGCCGTTTCAATTCGGGGTCTATGGACAGGAATAAAATGTTTTCTTTTGGCGGACAGGGTAGATTCTCACTAGACGATGTTGCAGGTAATGCTGCTTCACAAATCTCACAAGCAAAAAGTAGTAGTGATTTAACTCAAGCATATCGGGAACAGAGGAAGGAAGTAACAAAGCTTGCTAAGGCTCAAGGATTAACCAAAGAAGCTACTAAAGATTTAATAAAATCCGAACGCAAAAATGCTACCGAAAGGGGTAGAGGCATGAAAAGTGGAGGGTTTAAAGGCGCTAGCTCTAATCACAAGAGCTTTAAAATGACTGGCGGTGGCGGAAGAATAGGTAACTCAATAAAATCCGCTATGGGGAATCAATTTGGGGCTGGCATGGGCCTTTCTATGGCAGGAAGTGGACTAACAATCGCTGCTGAAAAGTTAAATGAAGCTGGTGAAGAAACTGCAGCTCAATATACTAAAGCTGCAGGGACAGTTATGCAATTCGCGGCGACAGGAGCTATGATTGGCGGACCTTGGGGAGCTGCTATTGGTGGCATTGCTGGATTAGGATACGCTGTTTATGATCACTTTGAGATGGAAGAGAAGAAACTCCAAGCGTTAGAAGATTCTAGAGTAAGCCAAGCTTACGCAGAAGCGGGAGGAAGGTATGTGAAAGGGTCTGCAAACCATTATGGATTTAATAGTGCTGAAGGCATGAGCACTAATCTTTCGAACTTTTCTGGCAGGAGTAAAATGACTGGTGGGGTTGCAGCCCCCATAATAGATTCAATTCAAAAGCGATTTGTTGAGACTGCAAATAAATTGTCGTCCATGAGTCAAGACGAAAAGGGTTACTTCGAAATGCGTGATAAATTTAATGCTGCTGCGAAAAGAGCCGCCCAAGTCATGCTTAAAAGAGACGCTATCCTAGAAATTGATGACGCTATTAGTGAAAAAATCAAACAAATTGAGAGCCTTGTAAACGAGGGGGTTGGAGCCACCTTAGGTAAGCAAATGCAAAGTGCGGCTAAAACCTCGACTAGAAGAAGTTCTTTATTAGGAGCGGTGGGAGGCAATCTTTCAGGCATTTTGCAAGCAGATAACGCAGCATCTCAAAGTATTGTAGCTACTGGTAATGCTAGAGCTACATACCTTCAGAGTCAGGAAACATTCCGGGGTACCACTGAAGGTACTGAGGCAAGAGCTGAAGCTAGGAAAAGCATGAAGGATGCCGAGGCAAAGTATGGAGCTAGTCGCGAGCAAACGGCTATAGCTTTAACCAAAAGGAGAATGGAGATTGAAAAACAGATCGCTGAAGTAGCAAAAGAAAGAGCCTCCTTGGAAACAAAAGTCACTTCGGATAGAATATCATCAATTTCTAAAAGTGTAAAGCAAGGGCCAATAGACTTGAGTATAATAAAAGACTTTAGAAGCCAATTCGCAAAGGCAGGAAGTGACCAAGATAAAGCTAGCTTGATTACAGAACTTAAAGGCACTTTATTGGATAAAGGGGCTAATGAAAAAATGGTAGCTGTTCTCACCAAAATGGCGGGAATTGGAGTTTCCAAACAACAGGGCGGACTTATTGGATCTGCTGAACTTCAATCATTGGACCGAAATACTAGTGTTATTGGACAAGAGGGCTTTGGAGAGAAACAACTTGAAGGGTTTTATGCTACAACTAACGCAGGACAAACAAAGAAAGGAATAGCAGATTTAGACACGAAAGGAGACGCCCTTAATATTTCTTTAGCAAATGCTCAAGAAAGCATTGATACTTTTGCAGGAGCTTTCAGCGCCGAAACTGTTATGATGAATCTTGATGCCATGGCTGTTAGTTTGAAAAACGCTGGAACAAATATTGACGCATTTAAAACAGCCAGTGATGGGATCGCAGCTTTAGTTACTAAAACTAATGAGTTATCCGCTGCAGCGGGAAAGAAAATAGACGAAAACCTAAAGAATATTACAGGATTGAAAGCGGATGTTTTGGATATGTCTGGACAAATTCAGGAACTCACATCGAGATAATTTTTAAATGAGTCTTATAGTAAATAACGTTGTAAATGCTTCATCTCAGATAAGTTATTCTTACTTGGGATCGGAAGAGATATTTGGTTATTTGATAACTTCAAATTATTCTATAAAAATTGAAGATATAAGTTTTGATAATGATGATGGAGTTTTATTATCTGGAAGGGCTGCAATAAGGCAAGCTTATAAAAAACAAAACATAACTGCTAGAATAGCTGGAGACGAAATACACAATGGTCTTATCACAAGCTTATCTTTTTCAGAAGGTGCTTTAGTTGGTGAAGAAATCGCTAACGTAACCATAGAAGAAAGAAGAAGGTTGAGCAGTTACAGTTCTAAAGTTTTTTCAAAATACATACCAAGCCCTCATTTAATTGAATCATTTGATGAGAACTATACATTTTCAAGGTCTAGCTCCACTTATTCTTATAGTAGAAATATTTCCATTCAATATGCACAAGATGCTGGAAGTCAATTTTTAACAAATGCTAAGGTATTTTTAACAAATTATTATTATGAGAATAGACCACAAATAGGTTATTATGAAGACGGCATATCTGAAAATGCTAAGTTTAATTCAGGATATAATGGTACACTTTCAGAGAGTATAGACTTGGTTAGCTTAAAGGTCGATTTACAAGAGTCTTTCGAATCTTCTTTTATTGAATCTTCCCAAGGTGTATCAAAAAAAATCAAAAACTCATTTTCTGTAGATGATACTGGTTATTTGTCGAAAACAATATCTATAGATTTAACTTCATTAAAGTATGACTCTCAACGTGTTTTAGAGAAAGCATTAGGTGACACAGTAGATTCTATAATCACACAAGAGTATGCTAGTTTCGGTAATCCTTTTTCCATAGAGAAGGGGATTAGTAAAGACTCAAATTCTGCGACTCTTTCTATAAAATTTTCGACTAATCCAAGGCTATCCCAAGATAATTCTGTAACCTACTCCTGCAAAAAGTCAAAGGATGGAGCCTTTTTAAATTATGAATTATCCGCTAGTTATAAAAGTAAGGGTAAAAACATACTGCAAAGGTATGATAATTTGATTGCGTTTTGGTCATCCGCCAAGGGCAAAAATGAGGAAAAGGTAAACGGATTATTTCCCGAATCTAGTAACTTAATTTTTGAAAAATCGAGAAGCTCTAGCATAAGCAGAACTTCTGGTACTGTAAACGAAACTATTGTTTTTTCGACAGATGACTCTTATAATACAGGAGGCTTGCCTACTGGTATAATAAAATATAAAATAAACGTAGACAAACAGGAGAAAAACAAAAGAAACTCTGTGGTTTTAGATTTGATGAATTTAAAAGAAAAGATTGTGAGGTCAAATTTAGATAGTTTAGGGTCTGCTACAGTTACAGCTACTGCAATAGCTCATCCTAGTTATGGATTACTAAAATCAAAAGATTTTTTAAATTCTAAAACATCTGATATGAATAATTCTTTAGAAGAGGCTGTTTATTACGCCACAAGTGACGTACTAACTACTGATTTTATTAATGGAACAACAACTCGTGTAATAAACTATATAATAGCTTGATATGGCCACTTCAATTACATACGGGAGTTACAGTTTTCCAACTCCAATACCTTTATTTTCTGAAGAGGATACTTCTATAAAATTTGAAGGAGAGTTGGACCATAGTGCTATAAGAGTTAATTTAGTTGGTTATTTAACAGGTGCAGACTTATCTTCCTTGGATTCGCAAAAAATGCAGATGATAAATGGATTTTTGAACGAGTATGAAGATTTAACTATAACTGTAGAAAATGAATCTAAAGTTTGCCCTTCCGCATTTGTAGAGTCTATCGAGTTTGGAGAGAGCGATCTTACGTCTTTCTTACCTTACAGCTTAACAGCTCTATATTATTCTGGAGAAAGTTTTTCTGAATACTTCAGGGTAACTGAGCCTCAAAATTCTTGGTCTTACTCTGAAAATAAAAACAAAGTTGTATCAGCGACTCACTCTGTTTCAGCTAAAGGTATAAAAGTAGACTCGACAAGTGCCTTTGATAATGCCCGCTCATTTGTTAATAGTAAGTTAACTAACGGATATGAAGACGTTTCTCTTTTTAACTCTTCTAGTAATGGTTTCTTAAAGTCTCGTACAGAAAATATAGATAAAAAAAACAACGTATATGGAGTTACCGAGGTTTATGATTATTCAACTTCCGATAGGCCAATTTCAGATAGTGGAGTTGTTAGTTTATCCACTTCGATTTCTTATAACGTAGACCAAGAGTTGTCTGTTTCTGTGCAAGGCAGTGTCCAAGGATCTATTGATTCAAATACTGGTTCGCAAGTAGGTCTATTAACAACAGGTAATTTCACTCCAGCTCAAGCTACGGATGTAGCAATAAATGCCTTGGTTAATTCTTATTCTGATTATGAAACAGGCGTATATGAATTCGTTTCTGATGGTCCTTCTTCTTTTAATTATGATTTAGAAACTGGAGCTAACTTGTTGAATTTTTCTTTTAATTTTTCGAACCCAGAGAATGTTGATTTAATTGATGGTAATGTGGTACATAAACATAGTGTGTCTATAGGTCTTACCAAAGACTCTTCTCTTGCTAATGTTTCCGTAAATGGATCTTTAGCCTATCAGGGTATATCTGTAATTTCTAATACTGGAGTTTATGAAGAAGGTCCAGTATTTCTAGCTGTCACAGGAGCTTTCGAGACGATTGACCCTTATAATATAGCTAGAACAGCTCTAGAAGATTTTGTTGATATTGCTACAGGATATAAATTCAATTCATCTTATTTAGACTCAACGCCTAAGAATTTTTCTATTACCAAAGATCCAATTGAAAAAACATTAAATTATTCTTATAATTACAGTAATAATGTGGATTTATCTCAAGGTCAGTTGGACAACTTGTCTCTTTCTATAAAAGATACAGTTCCAATACAGCTAAGCAGTGTGCAAGAAACAATTAGTGGAGTTCAAGCTAGCCTAGTGGCTTCCAGAAAAATTGGTCAATACTCGGTGTCTTCTTCTTGTAGTAATCAAGGGGACGACTTGGATACTTTAAAAACTATAGTTTCTGGTTATTGCAGTGGGTCAGACATTATTTCTGAATCTTTTTCCACGGGACAAAATTCAATATCGTATAATTTAAGTAAGTATTATTAATGAGTGATTTAAGTTTAAATTTAAGAATGCAACAAAGTCTTAGTAATAAAAAGCTTGTAGCTTTTCATGACTTTAATTATGATTCAAGTGAAATAGATGTGTTAGGTGCAGGACAAAACTTCACAGGAGTTTTGCTAAATAATAGGTTCGCTAATGATCCCTCTTTACACACAGGATATGCCTTGGGTTCATATGATTCTTCTGAAGCTAATGCGAATACAAAACTCCAATCTTTATTGACTAATTCTGGATTAGATTTATCCCAAGGAAACTTACAAATACCGTTGCATGGATTAGACCCTAGTTTTATGTCTATGATATTAGATTTTGAATTTAATAAATCTATTCACAACGGAGTTTTGGTTGGTTGTTTAAAAAAAGATAATGAAACTATTGGTGGAGTGGCTTATAGAAATTCAGAAGGATTTAATGTAGGTGTTACAGATAGAGGGCATTTATTTTGTCAAACTTTTGGGCCAGAAGGAGATGCCACAAAAGTGCTCTCTGAAATAGAATTATCGAAAAGGAACTTGATTGGTATTTCTATATCTGATCATTCTTTATCGGTTAGTTATTTTGATTACTTCAATAACATTACAAAAAGTATTGAAGTTCCAGTTGATAAAGATTATATTTCAGACGTAGAATCAATTATGATCGGAGGGTCGGAATATTATTATAGATCTTCCTTAGCTTCAACTCCCACTTTTAGTGGTACAATGAATAATTTAGCTATATTTTCTGGTTATTTAGAAGGTCAAGTGCTAAAAGATTATGGAGAAGCTATTATTAGTGATTACACCTTCACTGCTGAAACTTCCCAGTCACAACAGAGAGTAACTGGATATAATGAGACGATAGTTTATAAAACTGGGATAACTGGTTATGATTATGCTTCTACAGGCTCTTTAACAATAGAGACGGGGAGAGAAACTTTTACTGGAAGCTTTTCTTCAAGTTCTAGTAGCAATAAGAAAGAAGGTGATAGAATCTATAAATATTACACATTAAATAATGGAGATTCTAAAACCTTCTACAAAGAAGAGTTAGGTCAATTACATTCTAACTCTGGCTCAGTGTATTACCCGACAGGAGAAAATGCTTATGATACATTGGGCTTAAATGATATCTCAGAATCCATTCAAACTTACGCCGAAACTACTGGAATGTCTAGGCAGGGGGGAGCTTCAAGCATGAACATAACTTTATATGGAAAAACTCCCTTGGCTGGGACATTGTCTGATATAAGCGGAGTACAAAAAACACCTTTACTAGAGACTTATCATATAGTAACTCCAGCTTCTTCTGGATCTTCGCTTGAAGGAGATTCTGATAAATTAAAAAAGGATTATATTTATTATATGGGGGAGAGATCATGAACTATAATTATATTTTACATACAGGAGACCCTACTATATCTGGAAGTGCTTTCAATATTTTTGAAAGCAACCAAATTGCATTTTTACAAGATAAGTATTTATCTACCAATTATCATATGATTGGAGCAGATGGAAAAATTAAAGAAGACCCTTTTTATTATGATGATCTTATCATTACTGGGAGTAACTGTTCTAGACTTTCCTTAAACTCTCAAACAATATTAGAAGGAAATTTGTCGTCCACGGCTGGTAAAAATCGTTTTTACTACTCTTTTACTGATAAAGGTAGTTATGCTATAGATCAGGAACATTCCGCAAATAAATTTATTTTTGAAACGGGTTTAATTTTATCTAAATCTGATTTAATTCTTTATGATAAAAAAGCTCAAAGTCCCACCATCTCAGTTTACAAAACTGCTCAGTCGTCTGATGCGTGGTCGATTTCGTTTACGAGTTTAAAAGATGCAGCTGATTCTATAAGTGTGACTGATAGTATAGCGCAAATGGAAAGTGAGTATGATATATTCTTTAATGGCCAAAAGGTTTATCTTTCTGACGATTTAAATGATCCAACAGGAATATTGTTTGGTATTCCTAAATCAGACAATATATCTGAAGTAATCTCTACTTATCCAGATGTTTACGGCACTGGTTTTGTCGAGAATCATGTAGACCTTTACTTAAATGGTTTAGAGCAGGAAACAAGTAGCTTTCTTGAAATATTTACGGGTGTAACTCTTATTGAAACTGGAGTTAACACTTCTTTAAAGTTAATTCAACCCACTACAGAAACCTTTTCTTTATGAGCAACATTATCCCTGATACCGAAACTATAATTAGTGTAGACATAAACTTCTCTAATGGTGGAAGTAGCCATACCGCTAGCGTTCAAACTGTTTTGAAAGCTAAAGACATTACTAACGAGGAAGATGAATTAGGGTCTTTAATTGGGAGTGGCGGAGGCAGAACTACGTTCTCTAACCCGGACCTCGAAAAATTAATGTTGAACTTCATTATGGTGGAGAAAACAGAACAAAAAAATGGAAGGCAAAGAACTATATCTAGATCTTATGAAGATATAACTTCGTTAAGACTTAAATCTCATTGTTTCTTGGTGAGAGGTCTGAGTTCTCATCCTCATGACAAAGGATCTGGGGGAATGCCCTCTAGTACCACTCAAATCTTTGCTACTGGAGGACGACAATATAATGGGCTTGGCGCTACCTCAACTCAGTATTTATCATCTTCTGGAGGTTCTTATGTAACAATGCCTTATTTTGGTGAACTACCTAACTCGCCGATCACAATTGCAGAACAAAGGTTTCCTTTTAAGCAGCCAAGACAAAATGGTGGAGTCATCTTAATAGGTAATATTTATAACGAAGAAAGTTCTGTTTCTTCTTCTGGAACAAAGATCTCTTTGGTTTATCAAAACAAAACATTACAAGAAAATTTAAGTTATCTTGAGGGAGATGGTACAGGTTCACCTGTCAGTATTTTTTACAAACAAAACCCCGATTTAGCAAATTACAATTTAAAGTATGGGTACACGTTAGCGGAAGCTAAGAAAGGATTTTCGGCAGCTGGAATTAACATAATTGGATTGCCAGAATCTACAACCAACAAAGTTTTATTTACAGAATCTGGGACTCTAGATTCTATATTGTCTACTATCGCGTCTAAATATGGTTACTATTGGTTTGTTAATCCTTTTAGGCCGGGAGTTATACAATTTGTCAGTTCTTCCTCGGCTTCTAATTTAAGCGTGACTAATCCTTTAACACAAAGCGGAGCTATTCAATCCAAGTACCTAAACGCCAGTTTTACTGAAAACTTCCTTAATCCAAAAGTGGTTAACGGATTCAGTTCTACTATAGAGAAACAGGAGCAGACTTTTGAATTTAATGATTCTAATAGATTTACTAGATTCCACAAAGTTAATGTCAACCCTTTTTTAAGGGACTTGGGTATTTCTGAAAGTCTATACGCTGTTTTCTATGGAGCTTTCCTCGCTGGGAAACTTGATGCTAATTCTTTTGATGTTATAGCTTATATAGCCACTCATTTTGTAGCTAAAGGAAGACCTTTAAAGTTAGATTGGGGAGAAGATTGGTCTGATGCAGATGAAGTCCCCGGAGGGAGCCTGTTAGAATGGGAAAAAGTTGCTGGACTAGGGGCAACACAAGAGTTGATGGATGATGCAAATCAATCTGACTTTAATTTAAAGAAAGGTAAGTTCTTAAAACTTAGGAATGTTAACAATGGTAAGCCTCCACAAAGACCCTCTAAATCCAAGGCTTACATTCTAATTAAAGATGTATTTAGCGTGATTACAAATTCCATATATTGTTCTAATAAAATGAGATCCTACAGGGCCAAAAGGACTCAATGGAATAATTCCGATATGAATATATCTGGACCTTTCCAATTAGAGCAGCCTGAGCCAGAAGCTGGAGAACAAAAAGCTGATGATGTTCTCATAAAGGATGTGGACGCTCTACAGGATTTGTTGTCATTTATTGAACGACACAAAACAGCTAGTGGAGCCGCCGCTGAAAAATTGAAATTCCTTTTTGAAAAATCTAATTCTAGTGGAGGTGGATCTTATGGTTTCATAGGTCGAGTATCCAATAATCAAAAACATTTGGTTGGAAGAGGCAAGGACGAGTTAGATTATGATTTATTGAATGATAAAAATTATCAATTTGTACAGAACCCTCAAACCAATACCACTTACCTTGGAATATCTGAAAAATTAGAAAAAAAAATAGAGGATCTTATTATTGCGTCTCGAAACATTTGGAACGATATGATGAAAGGGGATAATGCATCGACCCCTAATACAATGAAAGCGTTTTTCACAAGGTCTAAAACTCCTACGGATTTATTAGATTCAGAAGACTCTCGTAAGAAGGAAGAGGCTAAAGCTAGAAGGCAAGATAACTTAGATGCTTTAGCTGAGAAAATACAAGAAGTATCAGAAAGATTCGATATCAGATACTACAGTTTGAAAAGCAATGGAGCTTCGGGTAATGCTTTATTCCCAATATCCTTGGATTTAAAAGACGGTACCATTTCTGATATACTATCGCTTGAAGCTTCTAATATTTCTAACAGAGCTTCTAGGGGGCAAACCCTTCAAAACTCTAGTCGAACTATCGTTGGACTTAGCATACCAACCTCTTTTAAGATAACACTTTCTGGGATATCCATTAAATTAGGTTCTGCTGGGGTTACTACCACTATAAACGAATCCACTCTCAAATTATTACCCCCAGATGAGCAGATAATTATAGATTCTAATTCAAAATCAAATAGAAGCTTGTCTCCGTTAAACAGATTAAAAGCTAGCCAGAGAAACTTCCTTGGATTATAGATTTTTCAATAAAACCCTGATCTTACGGGCCTCTTTAACTGGTATGTCAGAGAATTGATTCCAATTTTTTGCATCTGGGTTCTGGTACTTTTCTTGGGACCAGAAGGTGCGTAGTAGCTCTTTGAACTCTTCGAACGAACCTCCATTCATTTCGTCTACAAAAATCGTTTTAAGCTGAGCGTGAGGCGAAAGAGAAGCTATTGAATTAACTTCATCACTAGAAGATTCTATAGAGAAGGAATTGTCAGCGTCTTTAGATTTATCAATTTCATCTGCACCTACAATATGGATATTAAGAAAATTACGAACGCAACGCACGAAAGCTCTATTACAAGCTATTGTTTCCAAAAATTTAGCCGCGAAGGAGTTTGTATTGTATAGAGAAGCATTTGCGACATCTTCGTATGAGATGGGTAACCCATTACTTTCATAATTGCCGATCCAATTGATCTTGCAAGTGCTCTTTACATATCCGTCAGCTACATTCTCAGTTTTAAAAGATACAGAGTCGAACCCCCTTAATTTAGCGAGTTCTTTTATACCCCCTAACATTATTAAAAGCTGATTATCTTGAAGTCCATCGACAGATGTTGGGACACTTTTCTTTCTAGAATCAAACCAACCTTTGTTCGGATAAAGGAACTCGTCCTTTACCATTGATCTCCAATCGACAGAACCATCTTCATTGAATAGGTACGTAGCGTTACTGAGGAGACCATGATTGTTTCTCTTGTAGACTTCAGGACCGTAAATAGTATTCTCACTCATCGCCATCTTTATAAATCATAAGGTACTCTAGATCAAGAAAAATATCATTTATTTTCTTTTTCCCGTTAGCTTCGTATAAAGAAGTATGAGCTTCTCCTCCCTTATAATAAAGATTGTAGGATTTAATTTTAAAATTCTCTTCTTTTAATTTAAAATTCTTTTTATTGTCTCGGATCTTCTTGTGTCTTTCGAAAAGATTTATTTTTTCGTCGAAAAACTTGAATCGTTGTTCTGATATTTTTTTTTCTTTAGTGCAAAACAGGTGTAGATCTAAACCTTTCTTTTTTACTTTCTCAATAAAGCTCGCGTCGAAACTATTACTAAAATAATGTATTCCTTCTATATTTGGCTTGGATAAAATATCATCACTCAAAGTTTTTTTTGTTATAATCGAAACTTTATTGTTGGAAAATAAATGCAAAACATTTTCTTCTTTGTGTAAAAGATCTAAACGCAAGTTTATCTTCGCGTTAGAACAACTATATTTTTTATCAGGTATTATTTGTATGAGTGGGTTCTTATATTTACCCCCTATATACATGGTTTCCCTACTGCTTTTGTCTCCGCCTAATTTTGTTAAGATAGCATTCGATATCTCTTCAGGCTTTATTAAGTTAATTGTTTTAGGCGTCTCCTTTAACGAGAAGGATGGCTTAAAGCCATTTCGGTGAGATTCAATTATGCAGTAATTTTCCCTATCCCCCCAAATGGGTTCACAAGTGGAAGCGTAAGTGTGACTATATACAGCTACTATTTTTTTATTAAAGCTCGACGCTATGTGAACTGGCATGCTATCTATACCAACATGCATTAAAGATTTTTCTATAATATACGCAGATTGTTTTATAGATTCTGTTTTTATAAATTTATCTGCGGTTTTTATTATAGGCTCTTTACCAGATCCAATTTGGATGAATTTAATCTCTGGTAATTCTTTTTTAACTATTAAAATCACCTCTTCCCAGTAATCGTATTCTTTTGCTGGGACTTTATTGTCCGTATGTATTGTTATATAGTTATCCTCTAGGATAGGATAGAAATGAGGTTTAAATATCGGCTCCCCGATTTTCACACCTAAATCTTTGGCATAAACTTCTACTAAATGACTCATCGTAATTCGAATTGGGTTTTATCTTTACCATTATGAGTATAACTGTAAGTTTTTTGAGTCATACAGTGAGGCAAGAAGGCTATTTCGAAAAGACCTTCATATGATCCTTGTCCTTCTAAAGAATAAAGGTTTTCAAAAGATTCTGTATATGGAATTGTTTTATATACGAAGGGATTATCATTGATTAGTTCGTAATATTCTGGGTTTGTCACAAAGAATATTTTTTTATTTGGATAAAGGGATTGCAAATTTTCCATTAAAGAGTTCGCTATCAAGACATCTCCTGCTGATCTAGGTAAAACAACAGCTATTCTATCTTTTAATGGTATATCTTTTAATAATTCGTTTAGGATTATTTTTTTATTTCCAGTATCTTCTTCTTGTTTGACTTCCCCTTGATCTTTTTTTAGTTCTACTGTTTTTATAAAATATTTTAATTTAGATATAGTATTCTCAACCGAAAACTCTTTTTTTACATATTCTATACCAGTTTCAATAAGTTGAGACCTTGAGGTCTCACTCATATTATAAACCTCTTCAAGCCTTTCACAGATACTATCAGGACAAGTCGTAGCTTTTATAAACTGAGTACTAGGTTCTCTATATTCATTCCAAGCTAAAGGTAATCCTCCTTGATGTTCATAGGCTGAATCCGTACCACAAGAGTAGTCGGTTACTAACGTTATTAGTCCTGCAGCCTTAGCTTCTTGAATAGGTAATTCTTGCCCACCACTTGTAAATGGGTGACAGTAGACATCCATTAAGTTATAGATCTCGTTGAGTTCTTTTTCACCGACTCCCTTAGCGCTATTTTTCGTTTTAACTGATTTTTCTGCGCCACAGCTAGAACAATCTTTGTCCTCTCCTGAATATGGTTGCACAAAATAATCATCGCACTTATGGCAAACGTAAGTCGCTAATACTTCTCCATTTTCTAGATCCTTTTCCTTCAAGTATCTTGGGATATCCCAGCCCATTGATTTTTCTCCCCAGTCTGTATGAAGAAGTAATTTGGTAGAAATTTCTGGATTGCGTTTTTTAAATATTTTGAAACCTTCTAAGAGATTTGGTACAGATTTTCTTAGTTGATTTTTAAATACAAAACCAATAACGAAATCGCTATCAAGACCATGCAAATTTCGTAGTTCATTTCTATTCTCTAAAGGTTTAAAGTGGCTGTAATCAACGGCTCCATGTACCGTAGAAACCGTCTTGTGTCCAAGTTTCTTCATAGCTTCTTCTGCGAAAGAAGCCCAAACTAACATTTGATCACATTTTGGCTCTGTTTCTAATGCTTGATCTAAGATCGGTAGACTATCTAGGGTTGTCCATATAATTTTTTTAGTTTTAGCCCACCATTTTTTCTTCTCATACTCTCGAAATGCCCATACGTCTTCTATACCCAAAAATACGTCAGGTTTTACTTCTTCTACTATCTTATCTATATTGTAAAATCCGTATTGTGCCGCCCTTTTTTTCGCGGGATCTTTCTCTATTAATTTCAGGATTTTAGGGTCAGATGGGTATGTCCCATATGATTCCCAAGGAGTCCCAGTATCACGCCCGTATGGTACTCCATTAGAAGCTTCGAAAACTTCAATGTCAGGGTCTTTATGAAGTGCCAGAAGAATATTTTTCATATTCTTCCCAAAGCCAGTTACCATTCGGCAGTAATTGGACTGCACTAAAACTTTTATCTTAGAATGGGACATCGTCGTCATCCTCTTCTATCGGAGAGGGTTTTGGAGCTGGTTTTTGGTAAGAATTATTTGAGGTTTTCTTATAGGCTTCCGCTTGAGCAGTAAAACTTTCTTTAATATAGTGTTCTAGCAATATAGCCAAGGCTTCGGCCTCTCCTGCTTCCATAGGTAGCTTGAAGTATTGTGAAGAGTCTTTTGTAATAGTAAAACCCCAAGCTGGAGTTTTATAATTGGTTTCTGTCCATTCTCCTTGAACGTTCTTATTTTTGATCGTCCTGTTCTTATCCCAAGGGGTTAGCTTGATAACTGTTGTTTTTTCTTGAGTTTTATGGAATCCTACAAACGGAATACGGGTTTTGAACGAAGAGATGAACTCTCCCGCTTCAACTTCAGTCAACTTGATGGTGGTTGATTTATCTGGATTTTTAGCGTTTTGCTTAAAAGAACCAGTTTTTTTCTGATCATCCCAACTATATTGCTGGATCATTGATACAAACAATACTGATTTACCACTATTGTCTTTAGTGGCGTCAAAAGTAAATGCAGACCCTGTATTTTTAGCATTTGGCTTATAAAGTGTAAATTTCATAGAAAAAGTGTAATGTTCTTTAGATAATCTATTGTATTATGCCGTATAGCAAAATTCAACCACAACAATTACAACTCCCAACTTTTATAAGCCATAGCGGGGATATTACATTTACCGATCAAGTAACTGGCGTAAATGCTATTCTTAACAGGACTTTAAATGGAGACTTTAATTTTTCTCACTCTTTAACTATCGCCTCTAAGGAGGTTATCACTACGGCCAATTCTAACAATACCTCTAGTACTAGTATAGCTTTAGGTGGTGTAAATAATACCGTGACAGGGGCTAATAATGTTTTAGTCAATGGTTCGAGTAATACAGCATTTTCGGGAGATTATAACGTTCTTCTGAATGGGATCTCAAATGATTTCGGAGCTAGTGGGCAAAATAATACCATTGTTGCAGGTAAATCTGTTGTTCTTGGAGATAAAACCACGGGTTGCGTTGTCATTGCAGATCATAAAACATCTATAAGTCATAGCACTAACGAGTCTTTACTTATAAACTTCGCTAGCGGAACTACCATTGCTGGTGGAGATGTTTCCATAGGCGCTCATCTTGAGGTTACTTCACCTCATTCTGGGAGATTTAGAGGGAATACTCATTTCGATGGGTCTGCAGAGTTTGACGGGTCTGTTGTTTTCGATGGTGGTATTAGTATGAATGGTAATGTGGTTAGTGCTGTTACCTTCCAAGGACCATCCGTGAATTTTAATAGCTCTGCAGAATTTAATACGCCGATTACAGGTAATTCTACCGTAACTTTATCTGATGGCACTGAAGCTGCCTCTCAAGGATGGGCTGGCGTTAGAGTTGCCCATAACCCTTCCTCCTATCTTGTAAATACTCATCATGCAGCGGCAACTAGAGCTAATCAGACATCGAAAGGTAGTGCAATTGCTGGCGTAGCAGAAATCGTTACAGGTTATATTATAACAGGATATAATAGTGCTACTAACCCGGCACATAAGGCTCATTTCGTAGTAGAAACTCCTTCTTTCACAGGAGCCCTGAAATTTGATTATTTTAACACCTCATTGATAGACCAGACTACCTAATCTAGGTCCACTCTTATTTTAGAAGTTTCTATAGTCTTTTTCCTATCAGAAAGGTGTTTTTTGCCGACACTTTTTTCGTATTCGTTGAACGCCTTCTTTTTTATCGGGTCTTCCCCCCCATTAGCTTGCGCTCTTTTTTCAGAGAGTTCTGAAGAGTAGTCTAAAACGTCTCCTACTGTCCCCTTCATTTTACCAGTTTTCTCAACAAACCGATTATGATCCCATGCATCATCCTTTGTGTCAATTGATGCATGCGGAACTGTAAATACTCTTTTCCATTCTAGACCAAACTCATCAATATAGATGTGTTCTTCTGCCATTGTTTGGATGACTTCTATGCGTTCGTCTGTGTCTGGGTTTTTGTAAATGTAAATTGGCATATTAGTAGATCCTCTCTAGAATTTTTTCAATTGTTTTTTTATAGGTGAATTCTTCTTGAAGTTTTAGTCCTTCTGTGTTCTCAGACTTAGCCATTTGTATTGATTGATCCATAGCGTCACCTATATGTTCTCCATTTAGTCTGTAATATTCTCCTTGGTTAAATTGACCACCTTCTCTGAAGAATACATTATCGTAACATGGTTGTTTACCTATAGGATCAACCAAGATCGCGTTATTTTCATTAGCCCAATCTTTATGTGAGGTACAATTGCTAACAATGGACCACTTTCCGAGAGCTGTAGCATTAAAAGACGGTAGATTCCAACCTTCTCCATTCGAAAGACCTGAAAGGTCTATATCAATAGAATTAATTAATTCATTAACTTCACTATTAGTCTCTAACCTAGGTAAAATATTTACGTTAGAGTAGGTTTCGTTATTTAGCGATAATTTAATTTGATCATCCATTTGTTCCTTATTCAAGAAGGGGTTTCCAACCAAACAACTAAGTTGATACCTTGGGTTATTGCCAAATTTTCTGCACCATAGTTGCATCAAAGCTTGCGTATTTTTTCTACGCTCCATTTTCCCTATAATCCCAAAGTGTATAATATCATCTCCTAAATAACTTTTGTTTGTAACATGGAAGTCTTTATCAAACCCTAATGGAACATAAGATACATTATCACACCCTTTCGATTTAAAAATTTCAGCAGCCTCGGAGCAAGAGAAAAAAACATGATTCTGAGCTTTCACTATGTTTATCTCCTCTTCTGTCGGGGAATCAAGCTCATAGAACGAATACAAGAATTGATTATCTGATACTTTCTTCTCAGATCCATTGATATGCCAAACCTTTAGTGTGGGGGTGTTTCTATCTAATTTTTTTAGATTATTCAACGCTTTGTCTTTTATCCATTCAAAAAAATCTTGAGACAATTTATCGTAGGCTTTTAGATCAGATCTTCCCATAGGGAAGATATTTAAATCTAAGTCTTTTTCTTTTAATTCTCTAGCAAAGTTTAGTGACACATTGCCTAAACTAAGGGAATTGAAGGGTACGTCTAAGTTTAATTTACGCATTGTTCTTAATTTGTTTTTGGAATTCTAGTAAAGTTCTATCGTGTATATTTATACAGCCTTGAGCAGATAAGCCAAGCCCTTGACTAATCTTTTTCCAAGTTTTTAGCTTACCTCTTTCCCCACCGAAATACCTTTCTTTAAAAATAAATTTTACTCTTTCATCTGAATGATCATTGATCATATTAATAATATCAAGGAATGCCTCTCCCAATTGACATTTTTCATTTGGTAGTAGTTCGCTTGATTCTTCAGCGTATTCGATAGAATCGAAGGATAAAGTTTTATTATTCTTTTTACAAGCAGTTTTCTTGCTTAAACATAAGTACTTCGCTTTGTTGCCAACATGAGTAGAAAATTTCGCCTTACTCTCATCATACTCTAGAGCTGCTTTGTAAATAACATAATCTTTCTCATTCATTAAGTCATAAATCTGATTAATCGATAATGACTTAGATCCGTATCTTTTTACCATATCGGCGTAAATACCAGAATGTCTACTTATTAGCATATTTAAAGCATCTTCGTTGTCGTCTTCTTTAACTAGATTTGTTAAATAAGGGTCTGTTTCTTCTGAGAACTCCATGTTATTTCGTTAAAACGTATAATCTACACCTAACCCATTTCTGTCAAGTTATTTTTTTTCTTGACAAACCGATTTTTATTCCGATTATCACGTATCGGTATCGTTCTACGGATACGTATCCTACCGTTGTAGTAAGGATACGTATCCTACCAGTGCTGTTAGGATACGTATTTTATTAATACTCTCTACGTTCGTATTAATAAAATGGCTTCGCCATTTTTTTATTGAAATTTTCGTTGACCAAAACGCCAAGATCGATACCATCTGTGTAACTTATTAAGACATGATTTTCGAAGAGCAAGTATCACGTAAGCCAGACCATTATTCATGGGCTGGGGATTTTATCGAAGCAATGCACAACGGGTTTTGGACCGACAAAGAATTTAGTTTCGCTTCTGATATACAGGACTTTAACGTGGTTCTTGATGATCAAGAAAAAGAAATAATTGTGCGGACTTTATCTGCTATTGGCCAGATCGAGGTAGCTGTTAAAAAGTTCTGGAGCAAACTTGGTGACAATTTGCCGCACCCCTCTCTTAGTGACTTGGGTTTTGTTATGGCTAACGTGGAAGTTATTCACAATAACGCTTACGAAAGGCTACTTGAAGTACTTGGTTTGGAAGAGGTATTCGAAGAAAACCTAAAGTTGGATTTTATCGAGGGACGAGTAAACTATTTACGTAAATATACCCACAGGTTTTACAAAAATAGCAAGAAGCAATATGTTTATGCCTTAATCTTGTTTACCCTTTTCGTAGAGAATGTGTCGTTATTTTCTCAATTTTACGTCATAAACTGGTTTGCTCGTAATAAAAATGTCTTAAAAGATACAGACCAGCAAGTGAAGTATACAAGAAACGAAGAAAATTTACATGCTCTTGTGGGGATGAAGCTTATAAATACTATCCGTGAAGAGCATCCAGAATTATTTGATGAAGAGCTTGAGGAAAGAATTGCCCAAGAAGCAGTTTGCGCTTTTGAAGCTGAAAGCAAGATCGTGGACTGGATGATTAATGGCATCCGTCAAAAAGGATTGAACGCCATTGTATTAAAAGAATTTATTAAAAATAGAATAAATGAGTCGATGCAACAAATTGGCTTTAAAGAGCCTTTTGAGGTTGACAAAAATCTGCTGAAAGATACCATCTGGTTTGAAGAGGAGTTACTTGGCAATAATGCTACAGACTTCTTTTACTCTAGACCCGTGGAATACTCAAAGAATTCACAAACTTACAATGCAGACGACTTGTTCTAAATGACAAAAAATTATTGGCTTAACGAGGACTCAAGAGTTTTTCTTGAGAGAGGCTACCTAAAAGGAGAAACCCCAGAAGAAAGGATTGAAGATATAGCGAAGACCGCTCAAGGTTACTTGGGCATAGACGGGTTCGCTGAGAAATTTGTTTCTTATATGGAGCAGGGGTTTTATTCTCTAGCTTCTCCTGTTTGGTCAAACTTTGGCAGAAAACGTGGTCTACCCATTTCCTGTAATGGAGTTTACGTGCCAGACAGGATGGATGGCATCTTAGCTAAGCAAAGCGAAGTGGGTATGCAAACCAAACACGGTTCTGGTACGTCTGCTTATTTTGGAGATTTGAGGGCTAGGGGAGCTAAAATTAACTCTGGAGGAGAATCTTCTGGAGCGGTGCATTTCATGGAACTTTTTGATAAGGTTGCTGCTGTAGTTTCTCAGGGTAATGTTCGTCGCGGTTCTTTCGCTGCTTACCTACCTATAGATCACCCAGATATAAAGGAGTTTTTAAGGATAAGGAGTGAAGGAAACCCAATTCAAGAAATGTCTTTCGGAATTACGGTCGGAGATAATTGGATGAAATCGATGATTGGTGGAGATCCAGATAAGCGTCAGATCTGGGCTTCAGTGATTAAAAAAAGGTTTGAGACTGGGTACCCATACTTATTTTTCAGGGACACTGCAAATAACCAAGCTCCAGACTGTTATAAGGAAAATGCGATGGAGATATTTGCTTCTAATCTTTGCAATGAAATCAGTCTTCCTTCGAAAGAGGATGAGTCTTTTGTTTGTTGTTTATCTTCCTTGAATTTAGTTCAGTGGGATGAGATTATTAAAACCGATGCGATTGAAACTTTGACTATGTTTCTTGATTCGGTAATGGAGGAGTATATTCAGAAAACGAAAGATTTACCGTTTATGGAGTCTTCTCATAATTTCGCAAAACGTCATAGAGCATTGGGGATGGGGGTTCTAGGTTGGCATTCTTATCTACAAAGTAAAAAAATTGGATTTGAGAGCATGGAAGCTAAATTAGCAAATAGTTCTATATTCAAAGAGATTAGGAAGAAGAGTGATAAGGCTACAGGCCAATTATTTCAGCTTCTTGGTGGGCCTTTATATGCCAAAAAATATTGGCGCAGGAATACAACTACTTTAGCAATAGCTCCTACGACTAGCAGTTCATTTATTTTAGGCCAAGTCTCTCCTTCAATTGAACCCTTAAACTCAAATTACTTTGTAAAGAACTTGGCGAAAGGGAAATTCACTTATAGAAACCCTTATTTAAAGGAGGCTTTGGCGGAGTATGGTCAGGATAATGATGAAGTCTGGCTTGGCATACTTAAAACAGGAGGTTCTGTCCAACATTTGAGCTTTATGTCAGAGGATGATAAGGAGGTTTTCAAGACTTTCGAGGAGATTTCCCAAAAAGAAATCGTAATACAGGCAGCGCAGAGGCAAAAGTATTTGGATCAAGGCCAGTCTCTTAATTTAATGATAGCACCAAAGACCCCAATGAAAGAAGTTAATCAACTTATGATTTTCGCTTGGGAGAATGGAGTGAAAGGTTTGTATTACCAAAGGAGCGCTAATCCAAGCCAAGAACTATCAAGGTCTTTGATGGAATGTAAATCTTGTGAGGGGTAAAATTCCCCAAGGGTTTCGTTTGTGTATATACATGCACTATGACCGAACCAGAAATTAATTTAACAGACGAGGTAGAACTCGATGAAACAATAGCATTTATACTAGATCGTATCGACGAAGCACAATTCGACGAGGATTAATTTAGTATATCTCTATTGTCTGAGAATTTCCAGTACCCAAATTGGGGCTAGAAAAACAAAAACTAACTAAAAATAGTAGTATGACAATGATGATAAACAAAATGTTGGCTCCCTTGGTTTTCGAGGGAGATATCTTTAAGCGTATGCAATCGTTAGCTAATCAAGCTAACACTCCATTTTATTCAGGCTCAGAGCCTTTTGATGCTTATAAAGACAAGGATGATGATTTTATTCTTGAGTTTGCATTGGTTGGATTAGATCAGGAAGATATTTCTGTATCTGTATCTGGCCAAACCTTAAAGATTGAGGCGGGATCTCAGCAAAAAGATGATGATGCTGAATTCTACCATAGAAAAATATCTCGACGCTCTGTCAAGAAGCACTTCACCTTGCACCAGAACGTTGATAAGGATTCCATTGAGGCAGAATATAAAAATGGCCTATTGAGAATCAAAATACCTCTTGAGAAAGAGGAACAGAAAGATATAATGATCAAAGTTAAGTAAAGCTTTGAGGTGACTTATATCGCTCCTTCTAGGTCGTGCTTACCTAGAAGGAGTTTTTTATGAGTGAACTATTAGAAAGAGATCTTGGTATATTCAAAAAATACCAAAATTTATTAAATAGAATCAACCCGAACTTCATAAAAAATCTTATTGACGAAACCAATAAGATTGAAGGTTGGTTATGTGGTTATCAAATTCCATTGATGTGGGTTATCTTCTCCACTCTTGAAGGTAAGGCTATTGAAGTTGGATGCTGGAAAGGTAGAGCCACTTACGCTTTCAAATCCAATATACCAAAAGATCAATTTGAACTATTTTGTGTAGACCCCTTTTTAGGATCAGCAGAGCACAAAGACTCTTTGCAAGGAGCCTCCACAAGAGCGGATTTCGAGAAGAATTTAAAAGATAGTGGTATTTTAGATTCTATCTCCGTTATAGAAAAATATTCAGCAGATGCGGCCAAAGATTTTGAAGATAATTCTCTTGATCTAATTTTTATTGACGCAGAACATGATTACGAGAACGTGAAATTAGATATACTATCGTGGACTCCTAAATTAAAATCAGGTGGAATTATTTTTGGCCATGACTATCCAGATCCTAAGATAGAAAATGCAGGTTTTGAAGGACTAGCTCAGGCTGTAAATGAAGAAATTAGGGACAGCGATAAATTTAGTAAGTTTTCTTATCTTTTCGGAATTTGGGGAGCACTTAAAATTTAGTTATTTGAAACATTATGGAAAATTTAATATCTACAGTATTAGAAGAAAGAGATTTATTGAATGTTGTTGACATTGGTCATCATAGAGGTGGTTTTATACGCCAGTTTTTATTTAAGATGCGAGGCAAGAAGTTTTATACAATTGGAATAGATCCAATAAATTATGAAACGAACGCTTGCAATAAATTCATTCAGGCTGCAATTTCTACAAAAACAGGGAAGGCTAATTTCAACACTTATGATGAAGCGGGTTGTAATTCCCTATTAAAAATGAAATTAGAAAATTTAGTAAGGGATAGGTCAAGAGATGGTTGGTATGCACCGCGCAATATTTCAAAAACTGGAGAAATACAAGTTGATTGTGTTACTTTAAAATCAATTTTAGATAAAACGGATTTTGATAGAGTTGATTATATAAAAGTGGATGCACAAGGAAATGATTTAGATTGTATCTTGAGTGCTGGAGACTGGTTACAAAAAACTGTTTTTATACAAATGGAGTCTTGTGTGTCTTCAACAGATATCGAAATGATGTATGAAGGTCAGACAAATAAAGACCAAGATATTAAAGCCTTAAACGATTTAGGGTTTGAGTTGATTCATGAAAATGATTGCTCTTTGGTATCTTGCCCGGAAGCTGATTTAATTTTTATAAATAAAAAGTATATTGATTAGAGTCACCAAGTATCATGATTACTTATGGAATAACTGTAGCAGACGAGTTTTTTGAATTTAAAAGATTAATTAATTCACTTGAACCTTATATTTTACCAGAAGAGGAGGTTATTGTCTTAGCAGATAAAAACAAAGTAACGAAGGAAATACAAGATTTTTGCGGATATGTTGGATTAACTTTAAAGTATTTTGATTTTCAAAATGATTTTGCAGAATTTAAGAACGAATTATTTAAATATGCTACCAAGCCCTTTTTATTCCAAATAGATGCTGATGAGCAAATTCCATTTACCCTTTTGAATTTAATTAGGAATGTAGCTAAGTCATGTCAATATGATTTATTTGCTGTTCCTCGGATTAATGTAGTTAGAGGTGCTACAGAAAAAGATATTAAAAATTTTAATTGGCAAATTAATGATATGGGTTGGGAAGGTTATCCTGACTATCAATTAAGATTTATGTCCACTCAAGGCCACATTAGGTGGGAGGGTAAGGTGCATGAAATCCCAAAGGGGTTTCGCTCTGGTGGGCAATCTCAAATAGACCCCATGTTTAGTATTCTTCACGTTAAAGATATAGATAAACAAAAAAAACAAAATCAATTATACGACAAGATATGAGGGACTTTGATTTAAATGATGTCGGAATAGTTATCCAAGGACCAACGAATAACTACGAAAGGGTTTTATCTAACTTAGACCAGAGCTTTTCTTACGTTTGGTCTACTTGGGATAATGAGCCAATAGAGAATATAAAAGAGGTTGCCAAGCAAGTCCCTATTATTTTAAATACAACCCCATCGTTTAAGGGTTATAATAATATAAATTTACAATGCATGAGTTCTGAGGCAGGTATTCGTGCAATAAATAAACCTTGGATAGTTAAAGTTAGAGGTGATTTATTATGGACAAATCAAAAAGGAGTTATCCGTATGGCTTTTGAAAAAATGATAAAGGAGGATTCTTTATGCTCGTATCTCAATTACAAACCAAGCATACATGAGATGCATGATTTCGTTACATTTAGTGGGCTTGATTACGCTTTAGATTTATGGTCTTACCGTCAAGTTGGTCCTGATTTTAATCAACCAGAAAAACAATTATGTTATAACATAATGAAAAAAAACGGGTGGACTTATGAGGAAATGGTTGACAAGATGAGTTTTATTAATGTAGACTTAGTAAAGGACTCTTTAGATATCCATTGCATTAGGTATAATTGCGACATGTCTGAAAACGCTCATATAACAATTGATGGCAATGAAGCCTTCCCAAAAAGATAAAATGATAAAGCTTTTGATATTGGATGTAGACGGAGTGTTGACTGACGGTAAAAAGTATTATGATGACACTGGGTTAGCTAAGTATAAGACCTTTTGTGACAAGGATTTTTCTGCAATTAAAAAGTTTAAAGCTTCTTCTTGTAGGGTTATATTTTTATCAGGAGATAAGAATATCAATGAGTCTATCGCTTTAAATAGAAATTTAGATTTTTATTATGCTCGCGATAAATGCAAGTCTTCTTTTATATCTGAATTTAAGAATAAATACTCCGTTACAGAAGATTCAATGTGTTTTATAGGAGATGATATATTTGACGCTCCCATAATGGAAAGAGTTTCTTATAAATTTTGCCCTAAAGACGCTGTTTCCGAGATAAGAGATATTTGTGGTAATCAGAATACCCTTCATAGCAAAGGGGGAGAAAATGTTTTAGACGAATTGTATAACGTATGCTCTTCTAGGGGTCTTGTAAAAAAATTCTTACTAAATGATTTCTTAGCTTTAGATAAAGATGAAAAATTTTGAAATAAGCTTATATGGCCATCTGACACATGATACTATTTTCGATGGGATCAAGATCCATGAAACTGTTGGTGGATTAGCTAATGTTTGGGATGCTCTGATACAAGTGTGTAATCATAAAGTTCATGTAGAGCCTACTGAAATAGGAGAAGCTTTAATTTACGTTGATACGGATAAGAGTAGAAGATCTTCTAAAGCATCTCTTTCTTTGAAGAAAAGAATTCCATTCATACATAATTCAGACTGGTCTCATGTTTTATATTTAAATCAATTAAAGGAGACTGGATTTATCTCAGAGGTTGCTACCAAAAGTAAATTTGTATCTGCGGATATTTGCGCTGGTTTAAGCTTAAAAGACGTTGAGTTATTAAAGTATGTGGATTTGTTATTTATTTCTGATGACGATTTATGGTTGCCTGTGGAAGAATTGAAAAAACTTGTCAAAGGGGACATTTTGGTTCACCACTCTCACGGGAGTTATTTCTACAGAAAAAACGGAGATTTTTTTGAAACGGAAATTGAAAAAACTTTAACTGATGCGAATATACTTGGAGCGGGCGATATGTTTGCAGCCGCTGTTATAAGTTATTTAATTGATAGCAAAGGTGTTAGTTTAGAAAAAATAATAAGTGACAGCCATAAAAAAACATTTAATCTAATCAAATCAAAAAATGAAAAATAAAACAAACATATTAATACCTATCGCCGGGAGGGGGCAAAGATTTGTTGATGAGGGTTACGTGATGCCTAAACAATTAATTATGGTTGGTGATACTCAAATGATTGATCTTAGTTTAAGTTCAATTTTAAATAAAGATCGGTGTAATTTAATTTTTTGTTTGCGGAGAGACCACGTTAATGATTACTCTTTAGATAAGATTTTAAAACAAAAGTATGGAGAAGACATAAAGTTAATTATTCTAGATCATGTAACAAGAGGTTCGGTAGAAACTTGTTTAATGGCGAAGAATTATATAAATAATGATAATCCATTAATGATTTACACATTGGATGTTTACTTCGAAGATTTTTTTGATCCAACTGATATAGAACCAGATGTAGATGGAACGATTCTTACATTCAAGAGTAATAATAATGGTTATAGTTATGCCAAATTAAATGACGAGGGTTTCGTTACAAAAACAGCGGAAAAAGAAGTTATCAGTGAGAATGCGGCGGTTGGCGTTTACACATTTGGTAGTGGGGCTTCATTCGTGAAGTATGCAGAACAAATGATTGATCAGGAAATTATGACTCGTGGAGAGTTTTACATCTGTCCTCTTTATAACCTTATGATTAAAGATGGGGCTAAGGTAAATATAAATGAGGTTAATAAGATGCACTTGATGGGGACTCCAGAAGAATTAGAGTTTTATTTAACTCACTCCTTAGTTAAATTTGGAGATAAGCCAATAGCAATATGCGCTGACCATTCTGGGTTTGACTTAAAAAATGAAGCTTGTAAAATCTTAACTGAAAGAGGTCTCCGTTACGTTGATTATGGAACTTTTGTCGATAAAGATTGTGATTACAATGATTATGTTGGGCAAGCTATAGATGCTCTAAATAGAGGGTTCAGTGATCATGTTATAGCTTTTTGTAGGACTGGGCAAGGAGTCAATATAGCGGGTAGTAAAAATAAAGGTGTAAGAGCCGCTGTTGTTTACGACGAATACGCAGCAGAATATTCGATAAAACATAATTGTGCTAATTATTTTTCAGTACCATCTAGAGTTGTTGATGCAAGCATGCTTTCAAACATGGTAGATATCTGGGAAAGAACCTCTTTTGACGGGGGTAGGCATATCCCGAGAATCACTAAAGCTGAATTCAATGAAAAAATATAAGTTGGGTGATATGGTTAATGGGTGGTTGGTTGGAAACTTTGAGCCTTCCATTTTTAAAACTCAAGACTTTGAAGTTGGCTACCATAAGTATGATAAGGGTTGTGAAACTCAGAACCATTATCATAAATTAAGCACAGAGATTAATGTTGTCACAAAGGGTGATGTAGAGATAAATGGAGAAAGGTTTATAGAAGGGGAGGTTTTCGTGATTGATCCTTATATGGTATCAGAGTCTAAATTTCACGAAGATACTCATTTGATTGTGATAAGGACTTCTTCGAATACTGCGGATAAGTATTTAGTAGGATAATGAAGGTTATTTCCCATAGAGGTAATCTAAATGGCCCATCTGATTTAGAAAACCATCCAGAACAAATAAAAAAAGTTCTAAGTTTAGGGTATGATTGTGAAATAGATCTGTGGTACGAATTTGGTAAACTTTTTCTGGGTCATGATATCCCAGAGTATATTATTCATCCTGCGTTTCTAGATCAAGAAGGTCTTTGGGTTCATTGTAAAAATGCAGAAGCTCTACAGTATTGCTCAAGCAATGTAAATTATTTTTGGCATGATTCTGATAGTTACACCTTAACGTCTAAAGGTTTTATTTGGACATTCCCCAATAAACCTGTTGTCGATAAATCTATTATAGTAGATAATGATAGAAACTGGCGGTCTAAATATTACGATTGCTTTGGGGTTTGCAGCGACTATATCATATGAAAAAGATTATTATTACAGGGGTAACAGGTCAAGACGGTAGTTTTATGGCAGATTATCTCTTAAAGAATACTGAGCATACTATTGTAGCTGGTGTCCGCAGATTAAGTGTAAAAAACCACGATAATATTGCTCATCTAATAGACAATCCTCGATTCAAACTTATTGACTTAGATGTCGCTGATCAAACTAATACAGAGCTGGTGATAGCAGAGCACAAGCCAGATTACTTCATCAATTTCGCTGCTAATTCTTTTGTTGGTGTGAGTTGGAAGATGCCAGTTAATCATATGGAGACAAACGCAATGGCTGTTCTT